TCCTAATCGTTCGCGTTCCTTTAAGTACGCCTCATAATCAATTAAATCGTTTTGATAATCGTCTTGATTCTTTTTATAAGCAACATCCAATCCGGCAAGCTGGTTGTCAATAAACCTCTCCCAATTCGCCTCAATTTCGTCAAGACCCTTTTGGAATACCGAAACAGGAACAGACATAAAACCATTTTCGTCAACGCTGACATCTGAGAGCTTGATTTGTCCGTCTTCAACCATTGCCATAATTTCTTTATTAGAAAGAAATCCGTTTTTCTGAATTTTATCAATAGCAGATTGCAATTTATCATAATTTTCGGCAAACCTGTTAAACGTCGAAATAGTCGCGTCAGTAGTGTTTTGAACAGAAGGCGCAATGCGTCCAAAAATTTGTATAAACAAATCAACGGCATCCGGCATGGTTTCCCTAAATGTTTCGGCCAGCTTCAACATTTCCTTGTCATATTCAATATAAGAGATTTTTCCTTCGCTTAACTGTTTTTGAAGTTCCCGAACATTTCCGACTATTCTGCCATCGTCAGCGGAAAAGATGCTTTCCAATGATTTAGCGGCATTTATTCTTTTCGCTTCATCAATCCCGGACAAAACCTTATATGCCATTTTTAGCTCATCAACATTTAAAATGTCAGCAAGAGCATCCGCATTCCCTGAAACATCTATAAAGTTATTTGCGTCGATTTGTTGTTTGAATTTTAATAATTCTGCGACATCCGTTTTTAACTTATTAACTTCTTCGGGGTCAATTCCTATTGTCATAAGAATTTTATTGTCGTCTTTTTCAAGAATTTCTTTGATTTCAGCCGGAATGTCTTTATAATATTCTGCTATTTGCCGCGCTTCCTCCGAAGCGGACAAGTCTTTGTCCTTTACAGTCAATAATCCCTTTATGGCTTCACTTGCTTTTTCTTTGTTTTTCGGGTTTGTAAGCGGGTCAATAATATTTGTCTGAACATACTCGTCTAAAGCGTCCGTGTTGGTAATTCCTAAATTGTTAAAATCCAGATTTGAGGAAATCGTATATACAAAATCCTTAACTTCCTTCTCGAAGCCTTGATAGTCATAGTTTATTCTTAAAACAGGTTCAAGAATTAAAGAAGCTATCCGCTTGTTTGCTTTAACAATTTCCCTTTCTAATATAGACGTCTGTGTGTCAACGTCTTTTTGTATCTTCTCTCTCGCCTTCGTTAGCTCATCTTCGGCTATATCAAAATATCTTGCGCTTTCAAAAGTTATAAGCCCAAGAGGGTCTAACCAATACCCATCATGTTTTGTCATTTTATATTGAACATTATGTTTTTTGAGCATTTCTTCATACTCATTTGCTTTATCCCAGCTTCTGAAACCAATCATACCTAAGTCAAATGATTTCGATGTCTCAAATGAAGCGGATAAATCATGCAAATCTTTAATTTCGTCTTTATATTTATTTACTTCTTTAATATGTCCGTTGATTATATCGTTGGCATCTTTAGACAGGAACTTCAAGTCAGCCAACTCCTGAGAGTTTTCAATCGCCTGTTCCAGCGAGGCATTCATTTCGTCAATATTTCCTGTAAGATTAATAATTGCAATGCCTTCCGCTGTATGACGGTTTGATAATTCGGGATAAAGCTCCGCCAACTCGTTACAAATCGACATATAACGCTCATACTCGTCCGCGGTAAGACTGACATTCTTACCGTTAGAATCTACTCCTTTTGATAAATCGGCGTATTCCTTAACTAAATCCTTTGCGGCAGACGCATTTGATTTAAGCGTTTCCTGAACATCATTATATTTTGATATAAGCTCATTCGCTTTGTTGATAGATTCCTCAATGGCTTGCACTTGACGTTCTGCTTCGCCTGCGTTATAACCAACAAGCGAACCGATACCGCTTACTAAAAGCCCGCCGATACCGCCTATTAAGGCACCATATCCACCGCCAATTTGTCCACCAATCATTGCACCCGATATAGCACCCGAAACGGCGTTACCGATACTGTTACCAACAGCTTGACCTGTGTCCTTCGCTTGTTTTGAAGAAGAATAGCTCATCATTGCTGTTGTAAATGCAGATATAGCCATCATTCCCATTTGATGACCCGTCACTTTTCCTGTAGTCTTGCCGAGCTTTTCTCCCGCTTCTTTTGAATTAACAGTGTTTCCGCTTCCCGGCGAGCTGATAACATTACCGTTTGCACCCAAGATGACACCTTGTGATTTATTATTCATTCTCTCGAATGAATCGGCAGTCAAATCAACGTTTTGCTTTAATTCCCTTATAACCTGTGTCAGATTTATTGTGCTGCTTTCAATGCCTGTAAGAAACGACGTTATTTTAGTCATATGTGACGGTAATCCCGTGAATAAGCCAAGCAAATACTGTCCGAGAGCCATTATCGCCCTGCTTAACAAAGGTATTGCTACAGATTTTCCGATGACATTCAAAACAGGCGCAATTTCATTCAACCCGTTCAATATGCTCGATACCGCGCCCAGCGAATCTCTTGCAAATCCGCCAACATCCGCCGTGCTTGCAAGCAATTTTGCAACTGAGTTTTTTAACGAATTAATTTGACCTTCCCAACTCTCGGCTTGTTTTTGAGCTTCCCGTAAGGCTGACCCGGAAGAGTTGTTATAATTATCCATAGCTCTGTAATATTCATCCATGTTGTTTACAAGAGCTAATAACATTTCAGCTTGTCGTTGACCCGCAAGATTATATACAATTTTATTCATTTCCGTTGCCGACAGTTTACCTTTATCAAGCGCATCCGCTAATTGAACAGCCACTTCCGTTATCGTAGAGAATTTTTCAACACCGTTTTCAATCTTAACAACTTGAATCCCGACTTCTTCAAGCGAGTTTGCGGCATTTGAAAGTTCACCGGCGTTAATAATTTCACCGTCAATATCAATTTCAAGGCCCTCGAACGCATTTTTCACCTGTTGCAAACGCAGTTCCATTGTACGAAAAGCTCTGCCGACTTCCGAACCCGATTTTTGCGTAGCGACACCAATCGCAGTCACGGCAGAAGTAAAAGTCTGTTCGCTTTCACCCGCCAACTTTGCTACATTACCCGCATTTTGTGTGGATTCAGCTAAAAATTCCAAAGTGACAGCATGGCGGTTAGATATTTTATTCTGCGAATCCAACAACGCTGTCAATTTTTCGACACTTCCGCCATATTTAAACGCTTTGTCGGAGGCGATAAGATAACTTGAAGCTAAATCTTCATTCATATCACCCGCCGCTTGAGTGACGAGAGATAATTCCGACATCTGCTGATAATTCTCAAATCCTGCGCGGGCAAAAGTAACTTGCGCTTCCAAAGCATCCTTAACCGAGCGACCATATTTGCTTGCGAAATCAAGAGCATCTATACCAAGCTGTTGAAAGTCTTTCTGCGTTATTTCTGCAACCTTAGAAAGCTCCGTCAACGCTGTGTCCATTTCCTTCATGGTTTGGACTGCTTGTTTGAATTGGCGGACAAGTTGCATCGTTATTGTAGACGCGCTAATCCACAACCCAAATTTTCTCATTGCGCTTTGTAACTGGTCTCCGAAACTCTTAACTTTTAATCCGTCAGCTTCAATTTGCCCGAAGACCTCAGAAATTTTTAACTTCAACCTGTCTAATTCTTCAATAGACCCGCCAACTCTTATATCATTTAGTGCATCCTTGAATTGAGACAAAGAAGACATATATTCTGCATTACCTTTAACGGCGGTAAATTTTTCGATAAACTGGTCTATCTTTTGAATTTCCTTATCGGCAGCCAAATCCAACCTAAAACTGCTCTGCGAATTATTAATTTCCGATTTTAAGTCCTTAAACTGATTTTTTAATCTGTCAACGCCTGATATTTCGCTTAAATTATTTAGTTCTTGTTTAAAAAGCTCTAAATTGGCTTTTTGTTCAGGGTCAGAAAAGAAAAATTTGTTGTCGGTTTCAATATTTCCAAGTTGACGCAAATAGTCCGTTTTAAAACTTTCAACAGACCGCATTTCGTTCATCGAACGCTTTGCGTCGTCTATTTCAATTTTATGGACTTTTAAATATCCATCTATTTCTTTTAAACGAGTCTTGAAAGAATCAACAAGAGCAGGGTCAAACGCGCCTTTCACCGCTTCTTTAATTAAATCAAATTCAACCTTTATATCTTTATTTGCGCTTAAACTCAACAAATCGCCGTTTCTTCGGCTGTATAAATCAATAGAGCTAATTGATTTTTTTAAATCATTCCGCACATTACGGTTGTTCATCGATTCTTTTTCAATACGCGATATTTCCTCAATTTCAACCTTCGCAAGTTTTAATGTTCGCTGCCATTCATCATATTGCGTTTTGACTTTAGTCAAGTCCGATTGTAAAATGATATTTTGTTGTGCTTTTTCAATAGCTTTCAACTCGTCTTCCATCCATTTATATTGACCGAAAACATCACGATTTCCCTTGTTGGTTCCGGCATTAAAAATAGAATCAGCTAATTTCTTATTCATATTTTGGAAAGAAGCTAATCTTTTTGCTGCTCCAACTTCATAAGCCTCATCCGCTTTTCTTTGAAGTTCGATTGCTTCTCGCATTTTCTTTTTATAATCGTCTGCACCTTTATTATCAAAACTATACCCGGCAGGTATTTTTATTTTTTCTTTTTCAAATTTCTGTTTGCCTAAATTGATAACTTTATTTAAACTGTCTTCGTCAAGCTCCCATAACGCTTTCAATATAATCCCTAATTCATTGCCGTTCGCCAAACAAACCACTCCTTTACGGGAAAATAAAAAAAGAGACAGCTGCAAGCCATCTCTTAATAATTTATATATAAACCAAATTAACGGTATTCTTTTCAATTCTAATTGTGCGTTATAATTGCACATTTCTTTACAAACGATAAAATTATCTAAACTATTAGGCGTTGTTATGAAATTAGTTTTACACATTTTTGAAAAATCCGCATGGTTCTTGCGCTTTTTCAAAAATGATTGTAAAAGTTATTTCATAACGATCGCTTACACTAAAAAACAAAATATTAAAAACAAAGCAGGGAAAGCACACGCAATCCCTGCTTGAATTTTGTTTTACCGATAAAACCTATGACACCCATAATCGAACAGCTTAACAAGCGCAGTTTCATGCCAGCAGTCGGCAGTAGCACCTTTAATCGCCCTAAAATATAAAGCTCCAATCGAATAATCAACCGAAAATGCTTTATCCAATGCCGCCTTTACTTTATTCGTAGGTTTCGCCCTGTCATAAGCTCCGCTTCGGGTTGGTTCAAACTGTTTATCCTGAAACACAACGTCATAAACAGAGTTCGGAAAATTAAGGCTTTTTACTCTGTTAAATATTACATTCGCAACAAGAATGATTCCCTTTTCGTCCTCGTCCGCCGCTTCCGCTGTCAAAATACGTTCAAGCACATTTCGGCTCTTGTCGGCTATCTTAATTAATAAATCGCTTAGATATTTAACAGTCCCGGCTTTAACAAGGTTTAACCAATAATCAGGTGAGTTAATTATTCCCGCATCAACCAATATCTTCAATGCAATGTTAATGTCTTTAACACCGTTCATCACACGTCTGTCAAGTACACCGCTCTTAGCAGCGTTAGCCAAAAGCACATCGAGATATTCAACATTGTTTACTCCGCGCCAATAATCAGGTGAATTAATAACGCCCGCATCAACTAAAGTCTTTAAATTGGCTTCCCTGTTCGGCTGAACGGATGAAGTCACGTTTTTCTTAACTGCCTCGTTAATGTCCCCTATCAATTTATCCCAAGCAGTCGAATTATTAACATAAAACAACGGGCATCCTTTCCCGCTCACGTCATAATGCCTGAACACTTCTTTAAGCGGGTTCAGTTTATGCCGTTTGCAAATCTTCGCCGTCAGCCAAACAAGACTCTTATATGTAATATCGTTAAACTTGCCGCCCGAATCAGGGTGACAGTTTTCGATTCCGATATACTTGATGTTGTTGAACTTCGCTGTGTCATTCCATTTCGTTCCATAAGATTTCCCTGCGTGTTGAGCGCGTTCATTTTCGGGTATACATTGTATAATCTCGCCTTTTAACCCTACAACATAATGAGCCGAAACACCGTTACCGCCTGAACCGTTCTCGAAATAATTTCGATTTGCGAGAGCCGTACTACCGGGATTTCCAACCCAATGTATTACAACTCCAACAGGGGTAAGCGGTTCACCCGTCCGCCCCTGTTTCGATCCCTTTGTCAACAAATTTTGCGTAATCATCATTTATAAATCAGCCTCCTCTAAATCAACCCCCGTTTTGTCCATATAATGCTTACCACCGCTTTTGGGAATTCTCAATCCGTTTTTGTTAAGAGATAAATTTCGACAAATGTTTTGCGTCACATATCCGCCGTTGATAAAAACCGTCACAAACGCGATAAGCGCTTGTGATGTGTCAGAAAGAGGCGGTTTGTCAAACCACGCCAATAAAAAATCTGCCGCCAGTTTAACCGCCATCAAAATCCACGAAGCGACACACAGCTTTTGCATAAACTCTAATTTCTTCTCTTTCTTCAAACGCTCATTTTCCAAACGGAGAAATCTCATGTTTTTTGTACGAAACACATCAACTCACCTTACCTTCAATGCTATCCAATCTCTTATGCAATGCTCTTTCAGACGCTTCAACCTTTACCAATCTTTCAAAATTATCCTTAACTTCGTTTTTAATGCTGCTCATTTCAGATTTGATTTCAAAGAAGCCGTTTTTCATAGTATCATTCATGTTTTCCAATTTAACTAAAACCGTAGTCATTTCCGCTGTGCTTGCCTTTGTGTCCGCAGTTTTATTCCTTCTATAGTTTTGAATTCCGAAAAACAAGGTGAAGAATCCGAAAAGAATTGCAAACACCGTTGAAACAATCGCGATAATAGTGCTAATCATAAAAATCACCGCCTCATATAAAATTAAAACATATAAGTTATAAGAATTTATAATGCGGTTTTTCGCCGCCGTATAGCTTCCAATCAAGAAAGTCAAACAGGGCAATTCCGACACCTGCAAGCGGAATCCACAAGAAATAAAAGAGTAAGCATACCTGTCCTAAGATATTAAGCGGCATATCAGAATAATCCCAAACATTCATACCCAGCATATCCGAGCATCAGAAAACAAAATCCACCCGCCAGATACATCGACACATGGCTATAGCCGCGCCACAATATTTCTATCAGGTAGTATTTAAAACCCCCGAAAATGAACATCATATAATATTTTAAAAACTTTGTCATTCAGCATTCCCGCCTAACTGGGCTAATTCCGAAAGATACTCTGTCATAAGTGTTTCTATTTTGTTTTCAATCTCTATAGGCAATTTCGTCTCCCAAGTTATTGCGCTTATTTCCGCCTCATTTGCAGGTCTTCCTGTTTCATCGCTAATTTCTTCAAACAGCGATGAAACATATTCTTCTAAGCCGTCCGAGTGCAGTTGACATTTTAATCTGTGAAATTTTGCTTCATTATACAAGTTCATAAACTCTTGAGCAGAATAAATTTCGTGCATAAATCGGGAACTATCCCTCCAAATAACACGCTGTGCCCCTTTTTCAATAAGTAAGGCATGGTCTTTCATAACCTCTTGCTTATGATCTTCTAAGGTGTAATGTTTTAATCCTTTGCCGCAGTCAAAATTTATGCCTGATATAATAGCTTCTTGGCACCATCGTTTAATCTGTTCGAGTTTTTCCTCCAACGTCGGGCAAATCGGTGTTATTTGATAATCCCCGTCGCAATACCCGTCAATCGTGGCTATCTGGTTTTGATAATGCGGCGAATCCATATCAAGTTCAACAAATAAATCCTGTCTTATCTGTTCACCTGTAGGCTGTTGCGTTTCATCGTCTATTTCCTCAACCATCTGCCAATAGTCTATTTTAACTATGTTCATGCCATCCCCCCTACGGTATTATTATTGAAACTTGATTGTTATAATTGTCATAATAAAATGCGATAACAGTACCGTCAGCACGTTTAGTTATCCGAATCGGATATTGTTTCATAGCCAAATCGGAAATTTCATGTATGTTCTTGCTTTGAACACCAAATTCAACTGCAATACGATTCTGACTATTTCCGAATGTGAAATAACTACCGCCACATAAAAAATGACTGCCGCCGCTACCTATAAATATTGAAAAACTTATATTGCCAAGCCAAGTGTTGTATGTATAGTAACTTGCAAACAAATTGTTTGAACATCCTGACGACAAGATATTATTGTCATTAAAATGCGGATAATCAACGCCGGTAAAGTTATTTGAGAAGTTAGCCCCTATCTTATTATTAAAGACATAACAACCCAAAGTGTTATTATTGAAATTGGAACCGAAATCGTTATCGTAAAATGGATATATTCCAAATCCGCTATATAACGTGTTTCCATTGCTTCCATGTCCTAAACGTGTTCTTAAAATGCGCGAATCCTGTATGAAACCGGGGTCTGAATCATTATAGCTATACATAAATGTGTTATTATGCAATCCTCTTGTGCTTGCATCATCACGTTGTGTCGGGCTTTCAACGATAATATCTTCACAACAAGCGGTTGACGCTTTTGTCGGGGTCTTTACCACTAAAGAAGCGCTTTGATTAAAGGTATACCGCTCGGCATAATCAGTAGTGTTGTAGGTCAACCCGGTTAAATTGAATCCTTTTGACCACTTATACTCATTGACCCTTGCAATAGGTACAAAGAAATTCGCGTCTGTTGCGCTCGTCGGCGTTCCGGCTTTAACCGCCATATATAAATAATTTCCGCTTTGATATATGCTTCTCCGTGTTACCGAGCCGCTTTTCCATTCATTTGCCGAAGCCTTAAAACGCGCCCACAACATTGTGCGCCAATCTTGCGGAACGTCCAGCCTAAATTTAGTGTCAATGCGTCGTTGAATAAAACCGGGTCTGTTGGTCGTTATATCTCTCGGAGTGTCGAAAAACACACCTGCAAGCTGCAAGCCGACTGCTGTATTAACCTCGATAGCGATTTTTCCCGACACCTTAAACGATAAATACCCGTGTCTGAAATCACCCCAATACGCATTATTGTTATCGTTAAAACTGTTCGATTCCTTTTTCAATCTGGCATTTGCGTTGTTATTTCCCATGTTTACGGAATCGTCGCTGTTAAAATTTGTATATAATCTGATTGACGGGTCTGACAATTTATAAAAATTAGACCAGTCTTGCAAATAAATCGTTACAATACGGTCAGAGGAACCCACGTCACAAGTGAATACGACACTTCCCCTAACTGTTTCGTTAAACGCACCTATAGCTCCTTGAATTTTTTGCTCAATTTCCGCATTGTTAGAAGGAACATCAAGAGTGTTTTCGCTGTTTGGATTATAGTCATTTCCCGCTATCAACGTCGGAGCCGGTACAGACACGTCGATTCGGTATGCCTTACCGATTCCGTTTTCCAACACATTTTTCAAATAACCGGGACTTTTAACAATGTCATATTTATATGAAGACAGCCGGTTTACCCCTGTTTCAAGCGGGGTTCCCTTATACCCGAAAAGAATATATCCGTCTTTGCCGTATTTTCCGTTCCATGCGCCTTTTGTCTCCCCGTCCGATTTATAAAACGATAAGGTTTGAGCCGTCACCGCTTTTTCAACAACATTGTCAAAAAAGTCGTAATATACTATATCCTGCGGATAATCAAGGCTTGAGCAAAGCAAATTAAATTGATTTTCCGATACGGCTGTCAGCACCAAACGCTCATATTTGTCTGATATAGGCGTTGTTTTATCGCCTTGTTGAATATCCGCTGTTTTAATGACATCCGTGTATGGTTGTCGATATTTCGTAACATAATCATTCAACACATACTTTGCTCCGGGAACAAGCCCGTCATTTTCAATAAGTGTTCTCAATTCCTCATATGTCTTTTCAAAATAGTTTCCCCCGTCAGGTATAACAGAACGCGATAGTTTCTTCGTTATTTTATCTATTCGCGCATAACTGACATTTGGCATATAACCTCCTCCTCGAAATCACTCTTTAGCGAGTTTTTAGACGTTTCCGTTACTGACGGCATAACATATCTCTATTTCATCATTCATAGCCAAATCGGTTTCAATGACAATTTGATTGCCCGTCAATGAAAATTCCGAATCTTCAAGAAGTGACGTATATGTCGGATTTGTTATCTTCACCCACCATATAAACTCAGGCAAATATTCAAGAAAAAACATATTGTCAATACCGTCATATATAAACTTTTGTTTCTTTCGTTTATCCAAATTGCTTCCGAGCGCCGAGTCGTTTGGGATTATCTCTTTCCAAACCCTATCAAGAGTTACCTTAAAGGACACCCATCCTTCTTCACAAAGACATGAATCTCCGGGTGCAAAACGTTTCGGGTCGGCGGGTTGATTTTCAATCGTCACTCGAAAGCGGCATTGTAAACCGCCGTTTGCGACATTTCTGATTTCGTCCATATGATTTACCTCCCGAATTAGAAAAGAGCAGCAAAATCGCCGCTCTACTTAACACTTAATCCCGCTTTTCTCAATCCTTCTTTCATAGCATCGATATGCTGCTTGTTCGCCTTCAAATCCTTTACAGTTTCCTGTGTAAACGGTCTTTCTCCCGGATTGTAATAGTCATATTTCTCACCATACTCAACCGCCTCGTCAATATAAGATTTAGTCAACGCATCGTGTTTATAACCCGGATGAGGGGGCGTTCTGTTGGAAACTCTTAAAGTCATTTCGTCCGTCAATTCTACAACCATATTATCAATGTCCCCCAAACCGCCGTCTTCTTCCCCTCGCCGTTCATAAACAGTAGGTTCATAAACGTTGTAAACAGTCTGCTCAATATTCTCGCTCTCGACCTTTTTAACCTCAGCCGCGACTTCTTTAACAAGAACCTTACTGATTTCATTGCGAATCATTTTATCAAGCTCACGTAATGTCCTAACAGCCATTATTCGCTCACAGCCTCTGTGTCTTCGCCGGAAACTCCGGGAAACTTAACGGCTTTACCCTCCGACGTCGGCATCTGCGGTTCCGTAAATATATTCGCAAGTCCACGCAATTCGCTAAGATTTTCCAACTGCTCCGGGGCAAACCCTTTAATCGCTTCAAGGATAGAGGGAATATCAAAATCTTGTAAAACATTTTTAAACGTATTTATCAATCCGTTAAATCCCGACTTTTTCGTCTTCTCGAACTCCTGCGCCGAACGGATTGCCTCGCGCAAATCATTGAATTGTTCGGTTTCACTGACAATCTCAATAACCTTGTCATAAATTCCTAACTCGTTAATCAACGTATAGGCTTCACCAATGTCTTCAGGCAGGTTCAACCCCGGAACATAGCTCTCAACGATTTTCAAGGCATAAAATATCTTGCCGTTTTGCGGAATATGCTCGTCTTCAACAAAATCCGAAACAGCCATACTCGCAACAAAATTTCCGAATGTCTTAAAATCAAGATATTTCTGAATATTAACGACAATAGGCTTATCATTTATCATTCCTAATTCAAGAGGAACGACGACATTTTTGCTTTGATTAAATTCTGTCGAACACCCTATACTTTTATTCAGTTTATCAATTTCGCGCAATGTATCCGAACTGACTTTGTGGCTCATAAAACAAAACACCCCTTCACAAATCAATTTAAGCTATATCAACATATTTCCAATGAAGTTTATTTCCGGATTTGTCTATGCAAACACAATAATTATTTTGATTTATTTCGCTTCCGTTCTTTTCTTTGTCGCTCGACATACGAATAATCACACCACCCGCCATCAACAAGAGATAAGCACAACCATCGGTAATCAACGTCGGGATAATGATACCAAAACATTTTTCTTTTCAATTTTGCTATACTATCCGGACAACCTTTAATGTCAATAACAAGTTCTTCACCGTTCTCATAATGAATAAAAAAATCAGCCACATAAATTATTGGCTGAACAGTTTTTTTATCGCGCATGAATTTTGGTTGCAAAATATATGGCTTTTGCATTTCGAAGTCTAAGATCTCGCCACTTTCTACAAGTGGTAAGATTACATCGCGATAATATTTCATTTCCATTTCACTATCAAAGGTTGTTCCGTTATATGTTCGAGGAGCAGTATCTTTGCTCACATTATATTTTGTTCTTACAATAACAAATCACCGCCGTCTTTTTCAACAATCAAAAACCGCTTACCCTTGCATTTTCTTTCAATTCCGCAAACCTCACCTACGATTTCCGATTCAAAATATATAACCTTTTTATCCTCGCGGATAAGTTTGTATTTCTTGCTTTTCTGCCAAATCAACAAATCTTCGTCCCATAATTCTTCAAGAAACATTCCGTATTTCAAAGAATTTCACCCTCATTCCCATAAATAATAAAACAGGGCAACAGAACAAAATCAACGCCGCGTTACCCAGCTTTATAAAATTTACATATCGTGTTTACTCTTTCGTTCATTTCGTACTGTTCTGTTACTTTACACCATTTTTGAGCGTCACAAATGTTATCTCGCTTCCGGCATAGCATAGGTTCAGTTTTATTAATTCGCCTTTCGGCGTATATACACATCTTAGTCATAATTACACCAAACTGTATTCAAAGTCAGGTTTGCCGATACTTCCTTTATATTTAACCTCAACCGTTTCGGAATTAAAAGTCCTGTCGGTTTTAATCCTAATACCCTTATCCATAAAATTAATATCGACAAAACTTTTTCCCTTACCGATTATCTTTGCGGTATAAACTTTTCCGCTGACTTGTTTCAGCTTTTTACCCACCACGGGATTCACACCGATATTTTCATTATCGTCTTTTTCTATATCCGTTTCGGGAATCGAAAACTCGTTTATATCTTCAAAACCTTTATCTTCCTTTTCCATAAACAACCTCCTAATGTAAATACGAAAATTCAATTTGATTGACGTTTTCAAGCAAATCGCTTTCAATTTCAATATGGCTGCCGTTTAAAATATAATCATCTTCTGCCAACTCGGTAATTATATCCGAACCGAGTATGCGAACATTAACGACCACAGGGCTATATACCAACGTAAACTCGTTATAGCCTTCATAATCAAACAATTCTTTGTTAGATTTCAAAATACTTCTTTTCAAATCATTTAAAGTAATAGCTTGCGATTCCGGTTGAGAAACGTCATCAATCATTAAATATGCGTTACCGACAGCCTGATTCGTTTTCGACAACTCTCTTATCCGTTTGTTTTTAGACATAACCCACCTCATATTCAAGCATAGGGGCGAACTTTATTTTGTCCGCCCCGTGATCATTAATCTTTATATGTTAGAAAATCAGACTCCCCATACATCATTGCTCCGAAAACGTCTGATGTATGGGGTATTAGTTTCCCACCGTTACTTCAACCGTGTCGCTGAGTCCGTTATATGCCACCGTGATTTCTGCGTTTCCCGCACCGACTGCCGTAACAAGCCCCGTCGTGTCAACCGTAGCCACAGTAGGTGTATCGCAAACAAATGTACACTCTGCGTTTAAAATCCCGATGTCGGAATACATACCGCCTCTGCTGCCGATAACCGAAATCGTTTCTGTTCCCGCAGAAGGCAATAATCCCAACTCAATAGGCGAAGGTGATGCGATAATTTCAACAACCTGCGGAGCAACATCGTCATATTTCGCCTCTTTCACATAACCGTAAACCATTCCCTCGCCGCAGTCAGAGCCGCTTACAGCCAATGCGACACCGGCTAAAGTTGTTTCAGCCGTCGTGCCGTCAGCTTTCGCGCTTATGTTTATGTTGCCGTTTAATGCAAATGAAGGAATATCAGCTTCAACAATACCGACTTCGCCATATAAACTGCTCGTAATCTTACCCTGCAACAAGAGTCTTCCGATAAACGGAGTGCCGTCAGCCGTGATAGCCACGCTTTTAGCGTTTGTGTTAAAAGCGTATGTAACTTTCGCACAAACATCTTCAAACTGATAGTTGGAAAGGTCAAGCATATTATCTGCCGTCGGTGTGACGTTAAATGAAGAGCCATTTTCAAGTTGAACCAAAACTTTGCCGATAGCAATTTTGTCGAGAACAACTTTACCTGTTGAATCAATTTTCACGTCTTTACCGATTATAAACATTTCCCTCAAACCATACTCGATTTTACTGCCGACACTTGCCGCAACATACGCTAAGTTCCAGTCCTTAGCAACCATCGTGATTTCAACCATACGGTCAGAATATGTCCGCATTAGAAGCGCGTTACCCTCGCCGCCCTTCGTGTCTTGGCTTGACGTTGATATGGCAATGTCATAACTTGAGTTATACTCACCTGTGAACATAACTTCTTTTGATTTGTTGTCTTCAAACGCAAATTTACCGATTTTATTCAAAAACTCGATTCCCAAAGGAACAACTATTTTTGGCATAAATTCATCCTCCTTAAAATTAAAAGCCCGTAGGACGAACTGTGTCCGTACGCGCTACGAGCCGATTTTCATTATATTGCTGCCTTGATAATTTATATTTTGGTCTTTGTATATGTTAGGTTTTTCACGACCCGAAAACCAATGAGCGATGGGGTTAGGAAACTTAACCATCCCCGACATTTCGGCGGTCTTAACAATCCGCCAATCCTCAAAGGCACAAATTTCATTCAAAATTTTGTTAAAATCCCGTATGCTGTACTCTTTCTTTGCTTCTTCCTTACTCTTTTTCATATACATACAAAATTTGCTTATCAAATCGTCATGTGACGGTTGTATATAACCGCTTTTCTTTTGTTCGTTCAAATGCCCCTCGGCAATAGCTTGTTCGGCATCCTCATTTATAAACTCATCCGAGTGTTCAATGCCCGCTTGAGTAAAAATAATCTGCCGGATTTCTAAAAAATCTTTATTGTTGAACTCAACATCATCTATACACAGAAAACATTTCTTGTAATCTCCGTTATCCTTACGCTCGACTTTCATCGAAATTCGGTTGCTTCCCGTCGTCATCTCAATCAACGCATATAAGAGCGGAATAAAAATATAAAATTCAAGCCTGTCAAACTGATCCGCTTTTTCATATGCGTAAGCCAAAAACCATAAATACGGCAATTTCATCAGCTTTTTATTCCCGACACGCTCTTGCTTGATTTTAAGAATCTCGGCACAAGTATAAAATTGAATCAATTTATCAAGCATAACCGGATAAAACTTTATCCCCTTAAACTCAAAAGGTTCGTTAAAAGTGACAGCATTTTGTAATGTGTTTTGTTTAAAGGTTTCGCCGAGAAAACTAAACTTTCTGTCTGCTCCGTCATCCAATGGCGCTCACCCCTGTTTGCAAAAGCAAGGAATAACCCCAATAATCCGACTTAAACTGTCGTAAAACAATAGGCTTACCCTTATCGACAAGGCGCAGTTCCTGAACCATCTGAATTTCCTGACCGTTAAGCGATTTCAAAATTTCCGCCAAAATGCGATTTCGGCGTCTGCCGCCTTTTATCCTTGAAATTGATTGATGAACTATAACGTCAACTTGAATATACAAATTCCCCTCATATATGTCCTTAATGTTGATTTGCGCCGGATATATGCGAACCATCGCCGTTTCCGCTGTTAAAACCGAATCGGTAAAAGGCTCAAAAAAAACCCGGCAATTCGGGTTAGCTTGAAACTTTTTATCACATTCGGTCATCATGTCTTCAATCTCTTCGCCGCTAATGCTTTTTGCCAATGGGTTAAAGTCGTTAAATTTCAACAACTTAAATAATTCGTGATTTCGGATAAGAAGTGAGGCTATATTCTGTTCTGCTTTCTCAAACCCGTCAAGAATTTGGATATAACTTAAATTAATATCATTCATGTTCATTTATAACAACACCAATCCTTTATCAAGTCAAACTGATTAATTCAATTTCAACAACATCAACCTCCGAACTGTTTTTCCCCGAAAGTTTTAAGCAAATAATCCTACCGTCCAATTTTCGGTCATTAACGCAACTTAACCCGATAGAAACGGCATCTTGCGACACAACGGTTATATACGGCGGAATCACATCCGAACCATGTTCAAATACATTCCAAACAGCAATATCATTTTCCGAAAAACTCGCTGTGAACCTCTTAGCTGTGCCGCCGATGCGAAGAACGGCGTCTCCTGAATAGCTTATAATCGGTGAATTATGCGGTGAATCCTGCATATATTTTTCTTCATTATCAACCGTTTTAACAGTATTCGCAATCAAAAGCTCCTTGCTGTCGCGCATATCGCTGAAAGAATCCTCCAAAAACGTAACAGACACGATAGCATTATCAGCGTCCGTATAATCCGAAACGTCATCAACCTTCGTCACCTTAAAAGTGTTCGGATGTGCCGCTTCAAAATTATTGCTAATAATAAACCTCATATCCCGCTCAATTCTCAAAACCTCTTTATTGCGCGGCAACGAAACGACCATTTGAACATCGCCAAGCACTAAAAATTTATTTTCACTCGTTCCCGGCGACCATCGCGTTCCGTCACTCACAACCCCGTGATAAGCAACCATTTCTCCATCGCAGTTCACCCATTTTAACAAGTGGTTACAGCAAATCATTATAGCTTTTTCATATATCCGGTTATTATCCGGCTGCCCCGTTATCAAATAAATTCTTCCGTTATATTTAACATAATTTCCTTTTTTGATGTTTCCGGTTTCACAAAGGATTTGCCGCAAATTATCTTGATTAGGGCTGTCGGTCGTGTTGTTCTGAACAACGGCTTTTGTGTATAATGCAGTTGAATCGTCAAGCTCTCCGTTTTTATAAAGAACGACGTCAACGCCCAACGCCGTCGTCAACAATGTTTCGCTAAACTCGTCAATAAAATAATCAAAATGCTCGTCAGCTTCAAAACCGCTGTTATATAGGGGTGGTTTATTCAACAAATACCAGTCCTTTGACATTATGCAACCCCTCCGTCAGTTATAAGAATGAATTTTCTGCTTGTGGAGCAACCGTTCAATCATTATTTCCAAATCACGGTATTCGTCCTTAACAGCATTTTTAGATTGCCCGACGCCTGTAAGCGAAATATCCTTACCGACATATCCTTGCAATTTGTTAATCCGGCTTCTTTCTCTCTGAATATAATAAAGAGCTATCTTATAACCCAAAGTATTGATTTCATAAGGCTTTATGTTAGTAAAACAGTCTGTTTCATCATCAAATTCAAGAGGGCGAACGTCCAACCCAAATTCGGCGCAAGCCATGTCAAACCATTGCCGTTCCAAATCCGGCAATAAAACATATTTATCCCGCATAACTGCTTGATAAACACCGATAGCCTTTTCATAATCCGTTTTCAAATTGAACCTCACCCCTCTCGTTCCGTCATTCGCAATACTACGATTCCACCGTATAACCCGTATACTTCTCTATAAATTGAATCTTCTTGAAGTCATTAAGCCCCAACCGTTTTATCGCGGAAACAATCTTTTCTTTCTCTGCATCGGTCACAATGCGCCCTTTAACCTCTTCCTCAAAAGCTGTCATTGCCTTAATCTCGAACATTTCTCTGATTTTATCATCAGTCAGAATATCCTGTTTTACCGTTCCTTCTGCGTTTTCAAATCCCGCATAAATACGGCAGTCCTTATTCTCAACATAAACACGAGCGCGTTTCCCTTTCCCGTCTTCACCGACAAAATGTACGTTCTGAGCATCAAATTGCGCGTTGATTTCTGCGCGAGAAAGCATCACAAAATTGTTTCTCTTAATGTTCACTCCCGTGTCATTAGCTCCGTTGCAAAATATTCGGGGAAACGAAACATCCCATCCCGCCAAATTCTTAACCTTAATCATTTCCTGCATATTTAACTCAGGCATAAAAAGTAACCTCCCATTCAAATCTTAGGGGCGGCATTTCACCGCCCGTTATATTTATCCTACAGCGTCGGCACTCCGTTTGTATTGTCCGAAATAAGCCCGATTTTATGTTCCGACCCTTTTTCCAAGTCGAGCGCGATTTCCAAATCAAACCTCGTGATAATCTTACCCGTCGGAATATCATTCCCGCTGAACGAAGTAAGCCCGCCTCTTGTGAATGTTCTTATAATCGGTCTCTGTCCGTTAGGAAGGAACCATAACAACGAAGTGGGAAGAATCGTATTAAAATTGTCTTTCGCCGCGTTAAGCGCCGTCAAGTCATATTGATTCGGAAGTTCTACAACAAAACTACCGTTATACCAATCAATAACCCCATCCTTGCGAATACGCTCCATAACTGCCTCTGAAACACCTGCCACGGCAGGGTTCGTCCCCTGATAGCCGGCCCATCCGTTAAGCTGCGAAACCATAGCGTAATCGCCCAAAATGTTGGTGCGCCCGAACCTTCTCACGTTAGAGTTTACCGTGTCAACGGCAACCTTAGTGATTCCGGCGGCTTCGTTGATAAACTTAACTCCAACCGCGTTTTTAATCTGATTGTAAAGTTTAACAACACAATAAAGTGTAGCCTTGTTGCGAATGTCCGTCTTAATCTGGCTAATCAATTCATTCTCCCTCGTCATATCACCGAACAGAGCTTTTCTGTAATCAACCACATGACCGCCCGAAATCGCCTTCGTCGGAACCTGATATTTTTCTTTGGCAGCAATCGGAAACACCACGTCGCCGTTAGGTGACTGGAATCTCGATTTTTCACCCTCAATGCTGTATGCTTCAACTTCGGGTGTTTCGTCATACCCAAGTGCTTGATACTGACCGAATAAACCAAGAGTAAATTTAACTTCTTCAAGCAATTTCGGTTCGGCGTTATACTTCCTGAGAGTGTTAAGCTCCGCGTGAGCTTTCATGTCACCCGCCGCCGCTGCCGTGTTAAGCTCCTTAATCCGTTCGACACAGCCGTTGGTGTCAATTTTCCTTCCGTCTTTCGTATTTTTCGGTATATCTTTACCGTCAACCATTGCGCTGAACACCTCTACTATAGGCGAGGTTTCGGCAATCTGTGTAACATGAAAATCCCCGTCCTTGCGGGCGTTATTCAATTCAACTTCAAATGATTTCATAAATGCAATTCCTCCTGTCATTCCGTATTTCAATGTCTTTATGCCACTATAACCTGAGCCTTTACGGCGTTGCCTAAAAGTTGAATCTTCTCGATGGCTTTTAAATAAACAGCATAACCCGCAGCCGCTGCGATAACTTCCGCGTTCCTGTCCGTCCCGACACCTAAAAGCGTTGTTCCCGCGACAATATCGTCATATGACTTGCCCGCCGCATATGTAATGCAATCCTCGTTCAAAACAATAATTCTGCCGTCTAATGCGCGTAACGCTTTAAAATTCACTTCATCACCCGCGAAAATCTTAACTTCGTCGCCGACCTCCGTTACGTCGATAAAACCCACGTCAATGCCTTTGCCTGTCGCAGCTGTCGCTTTTGAAAAAGTTTTAGCCGCCAAATCCACGACGCCAAAGCTATAATTCGGCACCCCATCATCAACTGCCTTAACGTGCGGAAAGTTCAATTCGTTTGGGATAACCCCAATAGTGTCATATTTAATTTTTCTCATATTTAAACACCCTTCCTGTTATAAATTGTGTTATCAAATTAGTATATAGACCCTTCATCGGATTCCTTCCTGTTGTTGGTTTCAAAAACCTCACCGTAAATATCTTCCGGCTTTTTATCCTGTTTCTTCGAGTTCTGCTCTGCCATAACCGCTTTAACCTTGTCAGCGATGCCAACTTTAATCGCCGTAACGATTGAATTGATTTCAACCCTGTCGGGTTTTTCGTTAAACGCTGTAATTTTTTCTTTAACGCATTCCTTTTCATTGTCGGTAAATTCTTTAATCGCCTCATTAAGCTCTCCGATAATCTGCTTTTTCTCCGCTTCTGCAAACTTACCGTTTAACTTGGTCACGGTTCCGTTCAGCTCGGCAATTTTACCATCTTTTTCTCCTGCTGCTGTCTTCAATGTTTCAATTTCGCCGTTTAGCTCGGCAATTTTTCCGTCCTTTTCCGCGACGGAACTTTTCAACGTATTAATTTCTGCATTTTTGGCTGCCAAAGTGTTCAATTCCGTCACTTTGGTTTCCACTCCCGAAATTTTTTCATTCAGTTTATTAAACTGTTCAAGTAATTTTTCATCCAAAATAAAGCCCTCCTTACTTTCTTTCTTTAAATTTTTTGCGCTATTCAATTCCAACATAACTGCTGAATTATCAGCAGGTTTTATACTGATTATGTTATAACCGCCGTATATGTAATCCTTCGGAACCCGACCTTTTTCCTTCCATCCGCCGTCATAAACAATAGGTGTTCCGGGAATAGTCGATGCGATTTCAACCGAACCTGTAACTGCGTTTCCCTTCGATAACTCATCCTCAATCCATTTAACAAAATTCGGATATGTAAAATCGTCAATTTCCGCTTCGGCGGTCAAAACTTTTACAACTACGTCATTCAACGTCAACTCCTCTATCTTCGGATTCTTCGTATGCCCTACAACAACGGCATTTTGAAAAACGGGCTTGCCGTTAGCTGAACCCGTCAATCCGTGACCGAACGGCATATCTCTTTCAGAATCCAAAAACTCCGCTTTCAACGACATCCCGATCACCGTGTGCATATTCTGCCGTGTATACTCCTCATTCCACGAAATTCCGTTGTCTTGATACTGCTCCGGCGAACCGAAAATTTCATGCAGAATAAATTTTGCGTTTCGTCGCCCGTTTATTGATTTTGAACTAATTTCACAAATATTCATCGGAACAGACGATAACTCGTATGTAACGTCCATAAGACTAACCGCCTCCCTGTGTTTTTATCTTGTTTGATTTTTATATGAAATTATGTTTGATTATTTATCATTAACGATTTATAATGGCTATTAGCGGAAGTTGTAATGATTCGGAGAATTTGTATATTTTGAGGTAATTATGGAACAGATAAAAACTAAAAGACTATTGATGACTAAGGCGAGTATAAGTGATTTACCTTTGATAGAAGAAATCGAAAGTGAATGTGACAAATATTTCCGATTTGACCCACCAATCGCAGCCGAGCACAATCGTTCTTTACGAGAATGTTTAAATATAGGAGATGTGATTCCCGGTGTATTGGAAGATGATTATAAAAGGGAAAATTATCATCTATATTATATTTGGAAAGATGGTATCCTTATCGGTTGGCTTGCGTTTTATCTCGAATACCAACAAAATGATACCGCATATCTTTCTGTACTATACATCACAGAATCAAACAGAATGAAAGGTATCGGTACTGAAATTATAGAAGCATTGGCGTTTAAATTAGCTGGCTTACAAATCAAAATTATAAAAACGCATTGTTCTTTGAGAAATGCAATATCTCTTAGTTTTTGGGTGAAGAATGGATTTGACCATATAACAGAGATAGAGTGTACCGGTAATCTTACACCTGAAAACTTTGGGGGTATAGGTTTAATGAAAATCATAAAGCCATACGAATAATATTAGCATTATCAACGGTCAATAATCCATATTCGTGCTTGTTGATTTTTTCAAAACATTAATCTGATGGCTTCGGTTGGTTATTCCCTCCCGAAGCCTGTGATTTAATCGTGTTATCATTTTTCGGGTTTTCCTCATTCGGTCTTCCCGCTCTTTCATCCCCAGTCATAGTAAACGAAGTCTTATGAACAGGATATTTGTTCTCATAATCATCCGCCAACTCCTCATCCATCATAGCCACATAAGAATCGAAATTAAATCCACAAGAAGAAATCCAAGCCTGTAAACTTCCCTTACCGCTCATATAAAGTTCTTTGGCATATTTGACGACTTTATCCTTATTGGCGAACGTCACAGGAAGATAATCAACTTCAACATAACAATTCTCGGTTTTTATCACGTTAGCGTTTATAACCTTGTTCAGTTCCGCTTGAAATTGCTTTATCCACGAAAATAACTCCGCGCTAACCAATTCCAAATTCGTCTGTTGGGTAGAATAACTCCCCTGCGACGAACCGTTTAGAAGCGATGCGGCAAACCCCACATCAGCCGCTATGTCATCCCTTAGTTTCGCTTCGTTCTTCTCGTCAAATATGTTCGTATCTACGTCAAGCGTGTTCAACTTCGACCCCGCCGCAAGCGAAACGAAAGCCAGCGCCCGTTGCCCCTCTTTCCGATTATTCAGCGCCATTTTCACCGTGTCATGTTGATTTTTCTGCTGTGTTTCGGTCAGCGCCGACGTTCCTTTTTCCTTCCCCTCCGGAAACTCTTGATAAACGAGCTTGTTATTTATCTCGTCAAGCAAATGCCGCTTCGTATCGGTAAAATAATCTGAATAAATAATATTATCGAAAGCGGCAAGCGCGATAGGTCTGCCCCACGGCTCACTACGCATACTTCCGACCTTTGTTACAATAGTTTTGTTATTATCAAGAATCACCCATTGCCCAGTGCCGGAACTCTTATTATAATTCTTCCAAGCCTCGCGGATTTCTTTCGGATAAATCCGAATCTTCTTTGCCTTGCCGTTTCCGTCAAACTGATTGAAATAAGACAAATCAAACGCAATTTGATATGATGAATTGCGAATACCGATAATCCGGCAATAATCAACGGGAAGAGAAAACAAAGAGCAGTTAAAACCGTTTCTTGAATTTAATTCAGTTATTCCGTCAACATCGCTATCAAACAGCGTTTTCGTATTGTCGCCGGTTTCTTCCGAAACGAAATAATAAAATGCCACGGCGTCGTTGCAATTCCTCAAAATACTGTCCCGCACAATTTCTTTATCCTTAATCATGTCAAGAACTGAAACGAACTTTGCTTTATTTTCTCTATATTTACCACAGCTCTTATTTTTCGAGCAAACAATTCTGTCAAGCGTTGGAATAGCACACATATAATCAACTGTATTTCGGATAACTCCGTTTGAATTATAAGCCCACCATGCCAAATCCCTGCATTTCCGATTATAAAACATAGGGTCAGAAATATATTTCTTAACCTGCTCAATGGAACACGGAAGTCGTTTATAATGCCATTCATTCCAACATACCGAGCCGAGAAACGATTGAAACTCAAAAGACGATTCGCATGATTGGCTTTCGTTCCGTATATTACCCAAATTAACCGCCTCCTCACAAAAATATTTGATTTTTTAACACTAAGGATTTATAATGACTTTTAATAGGGAGATAATTTTTATTTATTAAAAGGTGGTAACGATAATGAATTACTTTAGAATTCTTAATTTTATAAAAAAGCATGGCTGGAATGTGATTAAAAAGTTATGCGCTGGATTAATAGCTGTTCTTTCAGTAATACTTTTATTTCAAGCGAATGTCATGTTAAATACAAACAATGAAATATACAAGCAAGAACTATACCCTCATTTTCGAACAGAAGAAAAACGAGAAAACATGGATGAAAATGATCATTTTACAGATAATGTTATTTATATTAGACACTATAGCGGAAATTTTTATTCTCTTTCCTCATCGGTCAGTACATATATACCGTTTGAATCAAATGGTATAAGGTATATGATGCCATATAAGGGTTTTCATACTTTGACTCAAAACATGTTAGACGAAAACATAATTCGTAGACATTCCCATAAAAACAATAATTTAGTAACTCTTGATATGCTTGAAGAAGTAAATCAACTATTACAGGTTAACGGAAAAGAAGGGTCACATGGCTATCCTAATTCATTTGTTAAAGTAGAATATCAAACCATTTTTGGTGGCTATGAAATTTTGTATTTCAAAGCCAGTGACAGTGAAAAAGTTGATAATGAAACTGGTAAAAAGTATGTTGATGATTTAATATCGAATTACGAATTTAATGGCAATAATTATTCTTTTTACATGGATGGTATGACTGTTGATTTATTATATGAATTTGCGACTACTGCTTTAAAAGATGCTTTTCTAATACAAGAATAATAATCAATTATACAAACACCGATACTCATACTCGCTCGTCTTCTTCCCATACAACTGCTCCTTGCTTTCAACTTCATATTCGTAAATAACCGAAAGACCGTATACCAATGAAGTAGCTCTGTCTCTTTTCCTTGTCTTAACAATCCGCTCATAAACCGTATTATTATGCTCCGTCATTTTCTCCTTAATATTGTTCAACTCCGAAACAAGCGCGTCATGCTCCTTATGTATGGCATACTCCGCATCCAATATATTACCTTCCTTCCACTCAATATCAACCTCGTCGGAAGAGGATAATATTTCTAAACTTTTATCTTGAAGGCACGACTTTAAATACGGGTAGAATCTGATATGAAACTCATTCGTCGCCGTTACGCAACGTATAATCGGCATAGCATCGTCCATCTTCATGCCGATTTCGTCATCGTCCTTAACAATCGGCGGATATTCCGTCCGCTCACCTTTCGGACTGATATATTCCCAACTTTCATAAAACAAAGAAGGTAATGCCTCGCCCGAACCCCTTGTGTCAAGAACCAGTTTAACCGTGTTCGGGAATTTTATATGTAATAGTTCTCGTAAAAAATCCCTCTGTTCCGGCAATGTCATACCGCCGACGACCTTAGTGTAAACAATACTTTTCTTCAACGACCCGTTGGCTTTCTGTGTTAGCTTGATTACATGACTGCAGGCGTTATCCGCACCCCTCGCATCGCTTAACGCAACGTCGTGTGTAATAATATATTTCGCAGTCGTCTTCTTAGGCTGTTCAAGCTCCCCGCGAATACTCGTCCGACAAGGCGCGGTTATCTCATAAGGATAATAGCTTTCATTACTCGAACCGACGAATTGTCCGAGATATTCATATGTGTAGCGATCAGTCGTCATCGACGGCTTATCAAGTTCGCTCGTAATGTCGTCCTCATCGAATATTCCTGCACTAACCCCGACTTGATATGGCAAGGCACAAACATAATATTTTTCGTCGCCTTTCACCATCTGCTCATAATGGTGCTTAAACCGAGAATATAACGGACTTATTTTCAAATAAGCGGACGTAATATAAATAATTTTTCCCTTTTCCGAAACACCCTGCTTAATAGCGACCTCGCGTTTGGTCTTAGTCATCGGAATTAATATCTCTTCAATAATGCTATCTTTAACCAAACGCGCTTCGTCTATAATCAAATAATTAAAACGCCACGACCTTGCGCCGTCACCTCCGGTGCGTTGGTCAACAGATATAGCTCTAATTTCAGATCCGTTTTTGAATGTTACGCAACATTCGTCACCGGTTACTTTTATAGGAAATTGAATCTCACGTTTAATGTTCTCGTTTTTTGCAAGCTCTCCTTGAATCTTCTGAACGATTACGTTTTTTGCCTGCCGAAAATTTCCGCTTGCAACACCGCATTTAATATTCGGATACAAAATAGCTGAACATATGAAAAACACTGCTGTCAACCAACTTTTCCCTAAGCCGCGGCAAGCGATAAACATACTGAATTGGTTTCGCCCCATAGCACGCAATATCACACGCTGAAACGGGTATAAATTCAACCCTAAAACGTTTATTGCAAATTCGTCCATATAATAGCGGTAATAAGCGATAAATTTCCTCCACGCCCCTGTGTTGATATTTTCAACATTCGCTGTTATATTACTGTCAGGGCTGTCAAAATCATCAAATGAACCCTCTTTAACTTTCCGGCTTTTCTTGCTGTAATTCTTATGATTCACCACTAACACCCCCCTAAAAATGAGCGAAATGATATAAAAATCCCCTTCTAAAGAAGGGGGCAGGGGGAATATTCGCTGTTATAATGACTTTTGAATCGTTTGAAACGCCGCAAGCATTTCATCTATCTCGTCTTTCTTTATGGGAACGTGCTTATATATGTATTCTTCATTTTCAACTTGCTCAAAAATCTTCCCGAAACTCCCAAGCCCCACGTCGTTTATACTTCGCGATGATTCAGCAAACTTAGCGGATTGACAAAGTTTATCAAAAGTTTCTCTCGCTTTGTTATATTGAATCTCTGCACCTTTTTCGCCCTTCATCATGTCTTCAAAGCAAATATCCATATATAAACTCGCCTTAGCAATCTTTCGGGCATAATCCCTGTGATTTTCCGTTATAATTTTATAATCGCTCCGAAGTCCCGCATAATATTTGTCAAGATAATCACGTTCCTTAACCGTATACTCGCCGACCCACTCATTGCTGTATTCCTTTTCAACGGAAGAGTTATCTAAGCTCCTCTCAGTGAGAGAGGCAGGGAGGATTGTGTTTTGAATTATCGAATCATTTGAACCAATACCACCGCATTCAGTCAACGTATCAATAAAAGTTTTAACTCTGTTCAATCCCAAATTCGTCCGCCGTAAATAAGTCGATAAAAAATTCGTGTCACCTTCATCAATCTCGCTCAATATCTTTTTTGAAAAATACCAGTCAAACCTCGCGCAAATATGATACAACGCCGTAACTTTGTCCTCGAATGTCTTTGTATACTGGTTAAACAATTCCTTTATACAATCTTGACAAACGGTAGTCCGCCCATCATTGTTTTTATACAGTTTGCTCACGCTTGTATAAAAATTATCCTTTTTAATAGCTTCACAAGTCTTACGCAAATACCGCTCCGAAAAATTCGTTCCGCAGCAGGTGCAGACAATTTTCGGTTTCGTTTCTCTGTCCGCCACAGAGCATCACCCCATGTTATAAATTGCTATACCACATTTCTCTTAGTCCACTCTTTTTGTTCCAGACAAAACTCACAACCGTTTTAACGCTTTTATTGAAAGCCTGTTGATGTTCCCAAGCAGAACTCGCGCAAATAGTCGGCAAGTATCTGATAATCATTCCGCTTTTTTCAAGCGTTTGCTGGCTGTGGTAATGTCCTGCGTGGCACTCGGCGAATAGGCTATCGCCATAATCCTTACGAGCTTCGACTTGCAACCATTCCGAAATATTATTTTTATTACAATCGCCGTGCAGCCAACCGATTAACACATTATCAAATCGTTTAAACTTTCTCGGATTCGGCGAAATATTAAACGTGATATTACTGTCATTTCTAAAAGCCTTCTCCAACGCTTTAACAAGCGAATACCCCAATAATCTGTCATGGTTTCCCGAAACGTAAACAATTTCTAAAGGAGCGAAATTCCCCAATAATTGAACAGCGTCTATAATCACATCTAACGTAGTGTCAAACACTTTTGCTATTCTTCCGTCCACCTGTTGAAATGTTCCTTTACTTGTCGTTTGATTGTCGTTATCAACATGAAGTAAATCACCAAGTGTGGCAAGTATTATTTTTTCAAATTTTCTTCCCTTGCAACGCTCAATAATGTCATTGAAACATTTGAGGAAGTTTTCTTTAAGTATATGTATGTCATAATCTTCATTTGTTTCTTGACGCCATGAATACAATCCTGCGTGTAAATCGGGCAAATCTATTTCAAGGATTTCGCCGCTGTCATCGTAATTTGTAGGTTTGGTTAGCTCGTTTACTGATTTAAATACTTTGTTTTCAAAATATTTATCAATGTATTCAACAGACCAATCCGTCTTTTTGGGCTTTACCGTTATTTTACTTGAATATAATTTCTTTGTTTCACCGCCCTTTATCTGAGCATCCCAAAAACTATTTTTGCTATTGATTAACTCCCATTTCAAAGGGTCATAATTATGTAAGTTTAATAAACACTCAGAATCTCGTAAAACTTCTTCGTTTTCAATTACAAATTTTCCTTCACTAACCTGAGAACCATCACCGTTTACCGATATATTTTTCCGTAAATTTTCAAAATTGTTTTGCGAAGGCTTTTTTATCCAACCTTCGTCAATATATTCTTTAAGTAGCAACCCACCCTTACGGACGGTGTCATTATGCAGTCTTTCTCCATAAAACTCAGTTCTCAAATCGGTTAATGAACTCCAAGTATTATCACCGTGGCGAATTTCGTTAATTATTTCTAACTGCTTTGATAAAAATTCAATTTTATTCAGCTTCATCACCGTCCTCCGGCAATTCTTCATCAATCTTTATTGAAATGCTTAACCCGTCAATTTCGCTCCAATCAGAAAGAATCTTGTTTAAGTCATAAATCTTCGTTTCATCTTTAATAATTTCGGTTATCGTCATGTCTTCTTTACAAATAGTTGCGTTTCGGAATAACACTGCCTTTGAAAATTTAGCCATTAATATATCTCCTCCATGTTATAATTTGATATATCCCATATATACATTTTGCAAACCCTTTAATTAACAGGGGTTGAGGGATATGTGTAGTAGACTTAACCGTCATTTTTTGTAAACAAGCAAAAAGACGAACCGATTAATCGTTCCGTCTTTTGCTATCCTCTAAAAATTTCATATGATAAATCTTAAAACTATTTGTTCATAGCGTTTTCCAAAGCCTTTCCTAACTTCAAAACGAGGTGTTTTTGAAGCGGCAATTTTCATCGGTGCGTCGGATTGTGGGTTTCTTCCTCCGCGGGAGGCGCTAACGGCTACGTCAAATATACTCAAATTATTAAGGGGCTTTGTTTGCTCAAACATGGCGGTTAATTGTCGTCATGTTTGAGTGCATCAGTAATGATAAAACAGTTTTTTATTTTGGTATGACTGGCTTTATAACCTGCTTGACAATTAATTTGTCTGCATTACTGTTTTCATACACAACAATTTCTAAATATTCGCTAACAGGGTTAATGCTGACTGGTGATGATGAAAGCGAGTATATTCCTTCTCCTGAACTTATTGTTGCAGTATTGAAGCTCACTTTTGTTTTTACACCCGTATCATCAATTTTATAAACTTCAACGAACACACTTGCCAGATGTGTACTTACTGCGGTCAATTTAATCGTATTCATGGTCATCAATTTTGAAGTTTTATTGTATGTCATGCCGGGCGTTGTTATGATGAAGTCATATGAAGTTAGGGCATTAATAGAGTTAATAGAACCAAAATCCTTCCAAACATGCGTCGTCTGATATATTGAAACAGAGTTATCTGGAACATACAACTCGACGTTACTCAAATTAATTCCTCCAAAATCCTCGGTTCGGATAGACGGAGGAAAATCCACTAAGCAAGTAACTTCTTTCAAACCATCGCAACCGTAAAAGGCGTTTAGTCCGATTCTTGTAATGCTTTCAGGGATAGTAATTTCTTCTAAGCTCGAACAATTATAAAAGGAGTTATCAGAAATAATAGTTACACCATTGGGAATCTCTACACTTTCAAGCTCAACGCAGTCATAAAATGCGCTGTTGGCGATTGTGTTGAGATTGCTCGGCAAAACTACTGACTTAATATTTGTTCTCGCTAAATCAAAACTTGACAAATTATCAAAGGACGATAAGTTAAGAGTGCCGCCCACTTTTAAGCTATTGAAATTAAACTCTTTAACTCTATAACTACCGGAATCTAATTCCCATATTACACCCGACCACTCGCCCGGTTTGTTTAAATCCCATCCCAAAAGTGATAAATTGTTAGCGGTATTTGCAAATTTATTTAATATGCTATATTCGGTCGGATTAAACATACTTACTGCGGCAGAAATTTTCTGAGAAATATAACTTACTCGTGAATTAAGTCTGGTTTCAATATCCTTTAAATGGTGATAAACCCAAGTGTTTCCTGCAATAACTAAATAGTTGTCTTCGCAGTCAACAAACGTAAGCAAGGGGCAATTCGATGTATATTCATTTATGCCGATTGCTAAACTGTTTATACCTGCATTTCTGCATGAAAGATAAGCTAATTTTGCACAGTTTGAAACATTGACAGATGTTAAACGATTGTCGTCGCAGGAAAGACGGGTAAGCTGTGTCATTCCCGACAAATTTAAGTTTCCTGCAAGTTCCAACCCGTCGATATATAGTTCCTGTACATAATATTGATTGTTTGACAATACCCATAACACACCCGTCCATGTTTCAGGACTGGATAAATTCCATCCGAGTTTTGACAGGTTAGAGCCTTGATTCGCAAATGTTGTAAGGAGCGTGACATCGCCGGAGTTCATCACAGGATTTTCCCTAATTTTTTGCGGTTCATACCAAGCCACCGAACCGGGGCGGGTTTCTATTGTTTGTATCTGCGTTAATAATGCTGAATCGTCGCCAATGTCTAAAAAATTATCCTCACATCGGAGCTTGGTTAATGCTGTATTTGCTGATAAATTAAGTGTTAATAAATTATTACTGCTACACCATAAATCGGTAAGTGATGTATTGTTTGAAACATTCAATGTAATCAGCGTATTAGCTTCACAGTTAAGTTTTTCAAGACCTATGGTGCTATTTAAATTAAGAGCCGTAAGTTTATTATACCCACAGTCTATTGTCGCAGCGGTTGGTACGGTTAATTCCGATAAGTAGTTGTCGGCGCAATTTAAATCAACAAGTGAATTACATCCAGTCAAATTAAGTTTATATATTAGATTCCCTCTTATGTTTAAATCTTCCAGTTTAGAGAAACCACTTAAATTTAGCTCGCCGAACACATCTTTGAACTCAATATTTATTGAACTGACTCGATTTTCTAAGTCAGAAGTCCAAAGCACACCATCCCATGTTGAACAATCCGTTAAATTCCACCCAAGAATTTGTAGGTTATCGTCAAATTGAGCAAATGCTTTAAGTTGCGCTATTTCACTTGCGTTTGGGTTTGATGGATTTTGTATACCCGTTGCAGAAACACTTAAAAACATATGGGGGGTATCTGCCGTAAACAAATCATTTTTTAACGCCGAATAGTATGTAAAAGGTGTATGTGTATTATAGATATAATTTTTAAATGTGTCGCTTCCGTCAATAAAATAGCTTGCTATTCGACCGAATTTTGAATTAAATTTAAATGTTAAGATTCTCAAATTCCCGTCTATTGCAGCAGGTGCAACTACTTCTCTGAAAAAATAGTACAACGTTTCATAAGGTGTTTCATACTTGTGCCATATATCTCCTCCTGCTTCCGGCGGTCGCTGACTAACAAGTAAATCATAACTTGAATCTTTTTCATAATAATCTTGAACTGAACTCCAGTAACCTCCGACATAGGATAACATTCCTGATGTCCCTTCAGAATTAAAATTAACTTTATCTTTTTTATAAGAGAGGTCAATAAAGTTGCTTACTTCATTCTTGAATTTATTACTGTTGGCGGTATTGCTGTCATTATATTCATAATCTGCGTTTGCAGAATATAGTATGCCGTGTTTACCATATGTCCAATAATCTTTCAACGGTACTTGAGGAACAAAATCGTCCTCGAAACAAAAGTTGAATATGTTGTTTACTAACGAACCGGAAGGATTTGGGTTGCGTGTATTGTTCGGCGTAGCAAAAGTATATGCAAAAATATTACTTGAACCATAAGTGCTGTTCAAATCATACGCCAGTAAATTAGCTACTGCAGCCCCACGGCTATGTCCGGTTACCAAGATAAGTGGATTGCTAATATTATATTTACTAAGATAGTCAGTCAGTTGTCCTTTGACGCACTCTTTCCCTTCGTTAAAGCTATAGTGATTTATCAAACTTTGATAATGGTCACCTGTGACATCCATATTACCTTTCCATTCTTCGGTGTCTGTACCTCTGATGATAACTGTTACAAGGTTTCTTTCTATTCCGTTATTGAAAACTTTTTTATGTGCAAGCGTAAAACTTACATTTTGTGCGTTATTATCTTTATATTGCGATATTTTTTCCCCAAAATCCCATATAACATCTTTATATTTTTCTTCGTTCCTCAATCTGTAAATCAAATTTTCAGGATAACTAAATTCTTTATAAAAATTTTTACTGGTTTTCTTTGTTACTTCAGCATAATTATCGTTGTAATAAACAATATTTTCATAAGCAAGCTTAGAATATTCGGCGCATAAAACTGCTAAATCCTTGCTGTAAACATTAGATTGAAAAGCCCACTCATTTTGTGCCACATACTTTATTGGTTGTATTTGCGCGCCGCTTAAACCTTTATTAAGTTCATTATAAATTACCGTTTTTTCATTGGACGATATGAGCGAAAGAACGTCGACTCCCGAATAATCTCTTGTTTTTGTCATAAGTAGGTTAAACTTACCTATAGGCGTATTTGCGCCGTATTTAATAATTTCGCTTGTTGACAAATCCTCTATATATCTGAAAGCGTTTCTTAAGTGTACCCAATCAACATTATCGGTTATTTTGATTAAAACGCAAGCCATCCCGTAATAACTGTATTTGTTGTTATTAAAAGATTGATTGTAACTAACGCTTCCGTTGATTCTGTCTGCATAATTATAAATATAATCTTTATAGCCGACACCGCCTGTGAACTTTTTTCCTTGTTGAAAAAACGCTTCGTTTGTTTGATCAAAATAATAATATGTAAAAAAAGTGTTTAATGCCAGGCTATCAAATCCCCAGTTGGGATGTACAAAACTATAACTTATTCCCTTAATCGGCATTTCAGCTATATTTACATTATTAGCAACCATATTGGCTGCTACATCCATAGCTGTTAAATAGTTATCATCTTGAATCGACCAATAAATTCTTTGTCCTGAATCCGTATAATTCATTTCAACTTCTTGAGGCAAATGCCTTGATGTTTGGAAATACATATTTTTGTCAACTCTATTGCTAAAAGGTCTATCGCCGCCAACCAAACCATAAACAACATAATTCGCTTCGGTTATTTTTTGCAAAAATGTATTCAAATGTGTATATGTAAAAATATCGGCAAAACAGTTTTCTAATTTAAAAACCATATTAAAGCCCAAATGACTTTTTGAAATATCGGCTCTGTAGCTTTCCGGTGGTAAAAGCGGTCCAACTCTGGTTCTCGGAGTTTCTGTCGAAAAATTATTCTCGAAAAACAAATCGTCGCTTGTTATCAAATCAAGAAAAACATAATCTATTTCATCTTCGCCGACACCGAAAATTTCAGAATAGTTTTGCAAAATATATTCAGAGTCCATTTCGGTTCCATAAAGTTCATAAAACTTTTCTTTCAATTCAACATTCCTATAATTTCCGTCCATTAAAGCAAAATATTTTTCTCTTGCTTCGTTTATAGACGAAAATCCATTCTCGCTTACCATTGCTAATTCATACTCAGGTAATGGCTCATTGTTTTCGCTGACCGTCGCCAAAGCCGTCAATGAATTAAAGCAGAATAAAGCTACCATAAGAAGGGATATACAACTAACAAAACTTTTTCTTGTGATTTTTTGATTTATTTTCATTTAATATTCATCCTTTCTGATTTTTAATAATTTGTTTAATTTTCTATTAATCTGATTATCGGTCTATCATCTACCCAATGACCATTTTTAACACGACTATACAAGTCAAGTTTGGTTCTAATACTAATTCTTATGGAACTACTTATTTCATTAAAATTTGGAGCATCTTTAGAAGTGACATAAATACATACCTGCATAAATACATCATCTATTTCATACTCATAAAAAACATCGCTATTTTTTTCTATTGTTTCCTTTAATTCCTGTTCAATATCTTCTTCAATTTTTCTCAGCAGTTTATCTTTTTGCCCAGGTAAAAAATACACTTTTTTATAATAAACCGAACGTAAGAAACTTGTATGAATCGATTTTGATTTATAGTAATAATCTTTATAGTTACGACTGTAAATGGCTGTTCTTCCGTTTCCTAAATTCGCTGTATCAAAGCGCCATTCTGTCCAAAAGAAAAAAAGTATTATTATTAAAAATATCGACAACGCGATTGTGATTTTTATTTTCTTTTTAGCGAGAGTTATCAACGCAGACATTGCATTTTTAATTAACACATCATCCATCCTTCTGCTGTTTTAATTGTTTGAGTCATTTTCTATATGTATGAATGTTGACCCATCATATTCTAAACGGCGACCATTTTTAACATCGCTGTATAACAGTATTATATCTCCAATACGGCTAAATGCAGGATTTATTTTATCTCCTCTCGGATCATAAATACCATATGAAAAATCTGGAACTTCATAGATATGAACTTTCCTAAAATCATCACTGATTTCATATCCGGTAAAGTAATCTCCGTTTTCGTCCATCATTTTTTCCAGTTCAGTTACTACATCTTCTCTGATTTTTGCCAACATTTTCTTTTTTTGACCGGGTAAAAAATAAATTTTCGCGCGAAGATGTGACCCGAAAAAATTTCGGACACTCCATTTGACATATAAGTAACAATCGTCATATTCCTCGATATAGTTTTGACTTCGCCCCTCTTTTACAAGTACAGGGGTAAAACAGACTTCCGTCACGAAAAAATAGAGAAGTATCGTTAATAATGTAGCTAACATTATTGAGGTTTTTGGTTTCCGCTTGCAGAAGGATTTCGCCTTGGATATTGCGTTTTTGATTGCCATTTTGCTCTACTCCTTTTATTTTCTCTAACTTATGCGCTCAAATTAATATGTTGCTATATCAACGGTCGTGCTACCGAAACCAGCTCTTTTAAATTTAACAAAGGTGATTATATCATCATAATTCCCCGTATAGTCAAACGCGATTAACCCTGCGTTAGTGTCATTTTGAATATTGCTAACGTTCCCGCCGCTGTCGATCAAAACAAATTCGAGAATATCCGTATCGTAGCTTATGTAGAAATGATTTGCGTTTGTGTTCGTCATTTCCGACATTATTATGGGAATATCGTAATATGTTTTTTTCTCGACCTCGAATGACACGCTGATCACGTTACTTTCGGCGACTACATCTTTTTTACCATATCCGTCTAATAACAATGACAAATCCAACGCATCAACTTGACCGTCGCCGTTTAAATCAGATATTCTCGTTCCTGATTTGCCATAATTGTCAAGCAATTCAGAAAAGTCTCCGGAATCTATTTGTCCGTCGTTGTTAATATCGCCCGGAATAAGCGTGACTAACGGCAATGTTAGGCTATTGGGAACTTTCATTATTAATTTCCTATATGATAAATGACCGGGCTTTTTCGCTTCAAACATATATGAACCCAATGGTACATTTTCAAATAAATAATCAGTCGTAATTTTTCCGTTTGTGTCGGCCACTCTGGTAAGCGACAAAATATCAGCTAAACCGCTTTTCATCAACTTAATTGCTACGTCATTTTTATGATTATAAGAAACAACCTGCCCTGATACAGAGTGTTCACCTGCGGGTGGTAACGGCGTTGATGTTGCCGCAGGTATTGGCGTGGGAGTTGCTAATGGGTTGGGAGTGAAACCAGGTGTAGGAGGTTCGTCATTATTTGTAAAACAACCATACAAATATTGCGTGACATTGGAAGGATTTCCTGAATATGTCCACAAAAAGCAAACAATATGATATTCGCTATTTTGCTTTAATCCTGTAAAAGTATAATCACCGCTTGGAAGTGCGTTAGGAAATTGGCTACTGTCCCATATTCCGCTACCACTACTGACATCAAATATTCTAATCGTAGCGTCACGAAATTCCGAAGTAAGATTAATTCTTACGGTTATAGTGCTTTTTGAACTGCTGACAAACGAGATATTTGCTTGCGGTGCTGGCGTGGGGCGTGGTGTCGGAGTTGGGGTAGGTGTAGGAATTAGAGTAGGCGTGGGAGAAATAGTTGGCGTTGGGGAAGGCGTCGGTGTTGAAGAAATAGTTGGCGTTGGAGATGGTGTCGGCGTTGGTGAAATTGTCGGTGTTGGCGAAGGAGTGGGGTCGTTGTTGTTATTAGTCCAAGCACCGTTTAAAGATTCAGTTATAAGATTACCTTGATTAAAACGATGATAAAGAATATCATACGAGGTATACGGCTCTAAACCGGTAAATGTATATTGTCCACTTGTAATGCCCATACTTTGCGTAAATTGTTCTTCCCATACACCGTTTTTCCAAATAAGCATTGACGGTGAAGTATGTCCTGACGGAACTGTAATTGCAACAGTTATAGTGGTTCTTGAACTGCTGACAAAAGAAATGTTCGCCTGTGGTACTGGCGTAGGAGGAAGATAACCATCTTCTGCTAATGTTCTTTCTCCCCAAAAGGTTCTCATTACCCAATCACTACCATCCTCCGGCATATAATAATAAAAGATGTCATATTGAGTAAATGGGGTTAATCCGGTAAATGTATATTCTCCGGTTGAAATATTATTGTGTTGCGTGAGCCAGTTGTCTTCCCCCGAAGGACGATATTGTAAATTATACCAATAAGCACCGGGGGGAAGAACTATGCTTACCGTTATTGTGTACTTTGTGACATCAATTAGAGTAAGGACTTCTGCCTCCATTAATTTAATTGAGTTTGACCCGCGCTCTGCTTGGTTTTCACTCGGAGGTATGGGTTGCGGGGGTTTAGGTTGTGGATTTCCAGCCAAAATCGTTGAAAATGTTAATAACGAAATAACGAGAAAAGCTGCTGTTGCCGTTATTATTGATATTGTTCTTTTATGTTTATTCACTGTTTCCTCCTTCTTGCCGTTTGACGACAAAATTAATTTATTAAGTTATTTTCAGGTCATACCTTCTTTTCCAAATTATAGCATAAAATCAAAATTTAAAACAAGCCTTATTTTAATTGCCGATTTATTGCGTTGATAGAATCCTTGTGCTAACTTGTATCCATATGTTTTCCTCCTTTCGTCTTCCATTCGGGGGTTTACTGCCTTTAAATACACCTTTTTATTCCCTCAAAAGTTTTTATCTGTCCATTTTTCGGGGTACAGTTTAATTGAACTATATTAATGTTTACTTTTTTATAAAAGCCCCATTTAAAAACATTTTAAAGTAAAATGTTAATAATTCGGCTTGTGTTTGCAAGAAACTTCTGTTATAATTCGCCTATAACAAGAACTATAAAAAAGTAAACCTTTTTATAGTTCTTGTTTTTTCTTTCCTCTCCGACATTCCCTCAAACGATTGTAGAATGTGGCTTGTTTCAAACCCGTTTGTTTTAAAACTTCTGAAATTGCTATTTTTCCTCGCTCCCATTGCTTCACAATTTCACTGAAATTTTCAGGGGGCTTTTTTATAGGACGCCCAAATCGAACACCGCGCCGTTTTGCTGATGCAATGCCTTCTGCTTGACGTTGCAGGATATAACCTCGCTCTAATTCCGCAACCGCACCAAATACCGTAAGCATAAACTTTCCCGTTGGAGTCGATGTGTCTATATGTTCCTTTTGGCTGACAAATTCAACCCCTTTTGCCGTAAGTTTATCAATCAGCTCAAGCAAATCCCGTGTGTTTCGGGCAAATCGGCTAACAGATTCAACAATAACCGTGTCGCCCCGTTTCACCGTTTTTAATAAACTTTGCAAGCCCGGACGCGCCGTATCCTTACCACTTTGTTTATCAATAAATATTTGTTTTGTTGGTATTTTTAACGCTTCAAAAGCATCAAGCTGACGATTCTCATTCTGGCAAATATCCGATACACGGCAATAACCATATGTTTTCAACTTTCCAACCCCTCTCTGCGAAACTTAAAATCGTAAAGCGTTATATCGCCATCATCACATTCCGTCAACTTCGATATATTCGTGTTGTTTTCATTAATCAAATCAATAAATACATCGTCCGATTTTTGAAAAACTGTTTGGAATATCAATCTGTGAACATCAGAATAATCTTTGTTTTCAAACGCTTTGACCAATAAATACGCGACCCTTCTTCCTATTCTCAGAGAAGAAATATAATTCTTGCAAGCACTCTTCATTTCGTCAATATCCTTAAAAACGCATTTGTGCTCATGTTTATCGCAACTACTTAATCGGCAGTATGCTTCTTTGATTTTTTTGTTGGACAACCTGATTTCATCAATAATTCTATTAAACGTTTTATAATATTTGCCGTTAAATTCAACTCGCTCAACTGTTTTAATAATTGAACAAAACGGCAAATAGGTCTCTTTTACTTCTTTGCGGTTGTTATAAACATAACGGTTAATTATTTTTTGCAAATAATCCATAGAAGTATGAAAATATTTGTATCTGTGTTTCGGGTTAAGTTCATATCCGTTTTCTTTGGTAATCATTTTGAAAAACATCGGTTTAATAATCATCGGTGCTTTTGATTTGTCATCTCTGCCTTTCCATTTCCACTTTTCTTTAAGAAATTTCAATTCCTTCATGCTGTCAATCGAAAATTCTTTCTTAGCTTTGTCAATCTCAATCCCGCTGAGAACCGATAGTTTGCAAATATCGCTGTACAAATCCGAATTTTGCTCAAAACTTTGCCCATCGTGAATATTGTGCCAAAACTTACTGTTCAATTCCTGCGACAAATTCACGATTTCACCGATTTTGTTCACGCTTGTCTTAACGTCTAAATCTGCTTTTTCGTAATCGGAATATCGCCGTTTAGCTTTTTCGGCGGCAACACAGTTCGTCGGAACAAGATACCTGTTATAATTTGTTATAGCGTTATCAATAAGAGTTTTATCATCGGTAATCAGCAAAGTATCCGAATCATAATCCGCGCCGTTGAGTTTTTGTTGTAGATTCTCGCAGATAGCGTTTACACAGACAATTTCATTGCTCAAATTAAAATATCTGTAAAATCCGGCATGGCTTATGTTTTCAGCTAAATAAATATTCGCCATAGTGATATGCGGCGAACGTGTCCCTAATAATTTCTTGCCGACAGAAAACCGCTTTGATATAACATTACCGACACCTATTTCAGATTCGCCGTTAAATTGCCCAATGCTTTGCTTCAACATTTCAAGACCGTTTCCGAACATTACCGAATAATTACCGTTTATCAAAACATGACCGCGCTTCAAATTTTTAATCATTGATTTAACCAAATCATTCCGGAAATCCTGATACAGCTTTGTTTTGGTGAAATCATCGTTTACACCCATCAACGCAAAAACCACGTCGCTTTCCGAAGAAAACTCATAATCTTCAATATTACTGTGAGGATGTTTTATATGATACCTCAGCACATCAGGATCGTCTTTTACCTTAGTTATATAATCCAAAGATGGTTGTAAAAACCGCTGCATATCCTCAGAGCTCAACTGCAACGTATTCAGCAGTTGATAATGGCATTGAACCATTCTTCCATCGAAGTGATGCGGAGGTTTTTCATGCTTCACAATTCCGAATGTATTGTCCCAATTATCAAACCATTGCTGTTTATTACCGAACTTCAAATATTTTATGCTGTTCGGCGTCGTAATCAGTTTAATATCTTCGACACGCTTTGCTAAAGTGAATCCGTTTAACTGACTGACTTCGTAAATATCATTGTCAGCGAGCCAATCTTGAATATTCGTGTTAAACGCACAAGTCTTAAAAAACCTATTGCGAAGCAATAACATTCCGTATTGCGAGTATTTCCCGAACAAGCTTTTATCCATTAGGGATTGCCCATCCCAAATACTGTTTTTTATTTCCGCCTCGCCCATCCGTGCCGATAGACAACCATCTTCAAAACCGACAGAAACCACATTATCTTTAAACACACTTTCATAATCGTCGATTATTAAAACGTTTTCCGGCAATATTTCCATTGTGTCTATAATACTGCTTGAAGTCAGCGAAATATAAGATTCAAACGCCGCTAAGTCGATTTCGTCACCGTCTTTTATGTCCAATCCGCATAATTGCCATTGGTGAAACCGTGAATATAATAATTCGTTGATAAACCAACACTTCCCGACACGGCTGCTCCCGCTGCTTCGTTTAAACCTTATATATTTTGCGCCGTCAAGCATGAACCCCTCTTTATATAAAAATTCTCTCAGCTGCTGTTTGGTTTTAATCGTCGGAATACTGCCGGAACGTTCATAAACATTTTTTTCTGCATTATAACTAAAATATTTTGATTGGAAGGAATCAAGCTGATTGCTTTTAATCGGTTTATCAACTTTAATGCCGATTACTTCGCCGCCAATTATACAGATATTATCAACAAAATCGAGATTCCGATATAAATATCCCGCTTTTATATAAATATTTTTACCCGCTTTATTGTATAATTTGTGAGTGTATTTAAACGTCACGTTCAAAATATACGATGAATATCGTTTGCCCTCAACTTCAAACGTCCAATCTTTCCTTCTCGCTATCTTGGTATAAATCTCAGACAGTTTAATCATGTCCAAGCTATAATCGAACGCATTAATATATCGTTTCAGACTAACAGTTCCGTCAGAAAATCGGGTGCTGTAACCCATTCCGTTTCCATTCACAAGGTTATTTGAATTATATAAGTCCTTTGCATCAACACTTAGAATACGAACGCTCTTATTTTCAACCAAAAAAACCCCTCCCTTTTTAATTTCCGTCATTCCTCCCTATTATTTTCGTTGCGGGTTTCGACACACACGCAAATTCCTTATCGGTTATTCATAAATCTCTGATTCAATCTCATACGCCAAATCTTTATGTCTCAATTTACTTGCTTCTTCAAACCGTCTGCTCGGAAACATATCCATATGTATTTCTGTATCATAATAATCAAGATATATTTCATATTCTTGATATACCTTTTCTTTGTTGGTCATATATCCATATTCTCCTTTCATTTTTTTCATTGCATTTCAAGTATATATATTGGTTATAATTTGTTATAAGGTTTGTTTTATAACGGTATAGCATTCAGCTTAATCAAATAATCAACAAGTTTATTTTGATTTTGCACATATTTTGGATGTAACTTATATTTTTCATTTTTCTGCTCCAAAGCATAATCCGGCAATGTTCCCCAGAACATTTCATCAGCTTTGTGCTCGTCAACGATTTGCTCCTGCCGGTCACTATAAATATCAATGTTTCGGCAAAATTGTGAAACCGCTTGTTTACACAAAACTTCAACAATTTTTTTGTTAAGCTCGTTCTTTGCATATTCAAATTCGGCGACAGGAATATTATTCTTTATCTCATCCCCGATAAAAATAATTTTATATTGTTTGTAGACGTACAACCAATTCCGCTCCCGTAAAAAAACTTTGTTTGTTAAATTAAAGAATTTTTTTCTTGAAAATCTGTAATAAATTTGAACCATCGACTGCAATTCAAGATTTTCCAACACCTTATTTTTTGTCTTGATTATGTAGGAAACTTCGTTGTCTGCCGCAGTCCTATGAAGTTCCGTATCACCGTCCTTTTCTACGACCACATACTCCTCGCAATATTCAATAAGAAATCTGTTTCTTAAATTATTTAATGCCGAAACTAATATCTTGTCCAATCTCGTCGGCACCCGTCTGTAAAAATCCCTAACATCAAATTGAGTCATTCCGTCTATGTTTTTAATAAGCGCCCCTCGATTTTTCTCATCAGCATAAAGAATATAGTTTTGATTCACCATAAACAAATTCAAATATAAATCCTTTTTAACAAGCTCACAATTATTTCCGGGTTTCGCTGCAAGATATTTCATAAGAAGAAGCTCTATATATGCGATATAAACCGAATTGTTACCGTTTATCCGCCTGTCTGTTTTTGGCAGCGGCTCATTATATATATCCTTAATTAAAAACTTTTGCCCTGCTTTTTCATAACCAAAATAGCGGCACCACTCCTTTAATTGTGATTTTTTTGAATTCCCCTCATATTCATTTTCTCTAAGCAATTTGCACATTTCTTTATAATTTTTGACTTCTTGCCCTAAATAAAGTTTTGAACAGTTCAATATGTCCCCCTGTTTTTATTAATATTTTATCCGCTTATCTTCGAGCAACTTATTATTACGCCAGTCGGCACTATACGAACTTACTGAAATAAAAATTGAACATTTAAAAAGCTATATAAAATTTAATTATGTAATTATTATTATCCCTGTTTAAATGTTCAATTTTTTATTTTAAGCTAAACCAAAGAATCCAAAAATCATTTTACGAGCGACGCAGGAGCGAGTAACAGGGCGTAAGCCCTACGACCGCAAGCCCTCGGCAGAGTAATTTTATCCGCACTTTAATGTCAGCGAAATAAAAAAAGACACTCTGTTCATCCGAATTTACGCTATTACAAATAGCGGTTGCCCAAACAAGGCGGATGAAAAAAGTATCTTTCAAAAGCATATAACAAATTATAACCGTGTAATGTATTTATAATATCACACGGGTTTTACTTTGTCAAGAGTTTTATAAATTCCCCGAAGAGTTTTCTTTGTCAACAGATACCAGCTTCTAAAGAATCAACCGGGACAATAAAAAGCTCCTTTCCATTATCTTTCGCATATTGTATTGTAAATGCTGTACCACCGCTGTTTCGCCCATCATAAACAGCAATTATTCTTTCAGCTTGATTAACCATGTATTTATTTCTTGCTTTATAACAGGCGTTGCTGTAATTTTCAGATAAAACAATAAAAGAATCGCATTGTTCAAAAATTCTATGAAAATCATTGTTTTTTGTTTCCGCTCTCTTTCGATAAGGAAGGGCAGCTTCAAGTCTTATTGTGGGATTATCTTTCTTAGTTTCAATGACGAGTTCAGCAAATAACAAATCTGTTCCCTCAGCCATCCCGGAAATAAAGTGCGTATATCCGTCATTAATAGCATTTTGAATTTGTTTTCTAAGCTCCCTTTTAACATAGTCAATCTGTTTTGTTAATAAAACCCTGTGTCCAGTTACGCAACATTCCTTAACCATTCATTTTCTTTCCCCTCTTATGATTTTTTTATTTAAACCGCATCTACATCAAGTAGAAGCATTTGTATATAATAACCTCACCATGTAGTCATTGTCAAGATATAGTCTAATTGATGTGGTCGTTTTTGTTAAAACGCAGTATATAATTATCTTAAAAGTGACAAAAGCGAGGATGATGACTTGATGGACGAATATTATCAAGATTATTTAAAATATTTTTCTAATCGACTTATTAAACTGCGTATGGCAAAAGGGGTTTCAGCACGAGAGATGAGTCTGTCAATCGGTCAAAGCAAGGGTTACATAGGTTCGTTGGAAAGAAAACACAGCTTGCCGTCTATGTCCATTTTTTTCGTTATATGCGAATACCTTAATATTTCACCGAAAGAGTTTTTTGACGATGGAATTGAGTTTCCCGTTGTTTTCTGCGAGTTGCTTGAAAACTTGAAAGGGCTTGATGAAGAGCAGTTATCGAATATTAACAGCATTACCAAAGGTCTTAAACGCAAAGTTTAGCAAATATATTTATTTAATTAGGTAAAGAAGTAAAATTATTTGCCTCGTAAATGAAGCGTTAAACATTGATAAAATAAGAGTTTGTTTAATTTTATAATAACAGTTATGGAGTAATCTTCACGAAACAGCGTAATATAAAGACTTTAAGTGACATGGCGTCTTTTTTCTTTATGTGTATAATCTCTCAAACGCTGTATTTATAAGGCTCTTACGAGGGTTATTTATTTTTTGTTTGATATGAGATTTTTATGTTAAGATGACGAAACGCAGTAATATCAAGGCTCGTTGAGTAAGTGAAGTGCTTATTGCTGATTTGCTCAAAACGAAGCCTTTAAAGATGTAAAATACCCCCCCATTCCGCATATATACAGGGTTTTTCGTTGTTTTCGACTTGATATAAATATATATTATATCAAGTCGTTACAGCTCCGACAGCTCAACAAACTAAAAACAAAAAAACACTTTGCACCATCTTTCTTGTCAATTCTGATGGCGTTATTTTTTACTTTATTTGTTAATTACTTTTTTAATAACCGAAACTAATTCTTGAAAACCACTTCACAAAATGTTATAATATGGCTGAAGGTGGTGACTTAATGGATAATAAAAAAGTCTTTAATGAAACGCAATATAAGCGAGATTTTAACGCCGCAAACTATGATCGAATTGATTTATCTTTACCCAAAGGGAAAAAGCAAGTTTTAAAAAACATAGCGGCTGAAAACCACGAATCAGTTAATAATTTAATTAATCGGGCAATAGATGTTGAAATAGAAAAATATAAAAAAATTTGAGAAAATCGAGAAAAACGCTTGACATCTCCTGTAAGATGTGCTATAATATAATCATGGTTGAGAGAGCGGAAGACAACGCAAGAGGGCAGGTGGGAACCTGCGGAGAACCAAAATCCCGTTGGATGCTAACCGAATACCAAACTAAAAATTCAAGGAGGCAAAAATGTTAAACAATTCAAAACTTGCAAACGCTTTCAAATTATCAAGCCGAATCAATGCCTACATTCCCGCAACCGTTCACGATAAGGAAGTAGACAACACGCAATATGTCGAACGCATAGCAAGCCTTTTTTCGGAATGGTTCGGCGGCGCAACATCAACACCTGCTTTGGGTTATTGGTTGAGCGGAAGTATCGGGCTTATTAAAGAACGCACAACAATCATTTTTGCCTATTGCACTACAGAACAGCTTGAAAAGAATATTGATAATGTGGTTGATGCTCTTCTTGAATTAAAGGAAGAATTAAAACAAGAAGCGATGGCGCTTGAAATCAACGGCGAAATGCACTTTATTTAATAGGCTTTAAGCCTTTTGTGTAAAGCAAATTATAACGGGAGGAAACAAGATGAGCACGCCAAACTTCAGAACACAAGCGAATTTTCCCTTATACGTTTTTGATGAAAGTCTCACCCGTGATGAAGTCATCGAAGTGTTAGAAGCGAACGACGAAGAAATAACAGAATCGAATATAAACAGATGGTATGGCTATCTAATAGAAGACAGGGCGCAGTTCTTCATAGACGACATACAACCGGAACTTGACAAAATTAACAACAGTCTAAACTTCTTTAAAATAATATTGCGCGACGGCTATTATACAGGAATACAGCTATATATCGAATCTACAACCGAATACAATTACGCCGATTATGACAACGATGAAACCCGTTACGAATTTGATTTATGTCTGTCACAATTCAAGCGGAAATATGCGGCGGAGGCAAACAAAATCGGGCGACACATGAAAAAGTTGGCGGTAGATTATGGAATGATACATCTTAACTGTATCGGTATATTCAGCAACGGCGAGGCAATTTACGAACAGGTAGCATAACTTGTATATCAAATTATAACAGGAGGCAATTTCTATGTTGTTTGAAATTAATCCTACTATACTCATTGATGAGACGATGAATATTTTAACAGATTATTATGAATATAGACGCCGACATAAACAAAAATATCCTTATGGGGTATATGTCGAAGAAGATACAAAATTTAATGACTTGCGTGACTATGTTGGCTCGGATAAATGTGAAAGTAAATTAAGTCTGTTATATTATATCTTTTGTGGACTTGATATTGATAATCTTGTTCGTACAGCTCGTAGATGGTATGAAAAAACAAATTGGCAAATTTGTTTGTCAAACGAAACGGCAGAAAAACTTATTCGATTTTATTCTAAGGTCGAGGAGAAAACAACATGAAAATTTTAGGGTATGAAAACATAACCGTTTTAAGTCGCTATGAAATGGAGGAAGACAAAAGCATATTACTTTATGAAGACGACACGAAAAAAATTAATAAATACGGCATATTGTTTGAAGAAAAGTATAACAGCGACACAAATTATGATAAAGTTAGGAACGGCGCGTTCAATTACGAAACACTAAAGGAAGCCATCAACGAGTTCACGTCGCGGATAAACTGGTTTTTAAGTTACACAATGATTTTTCAAAACAGTAAACAATAGCCATATAACAAATTATAACAGGAGGTAAATATGTTGCATTTTAAAAACGTAAAATCATATGAGGATTTAAAAACGCAATATCGTAAATTAGCGCTTGCCAATCACCCCGATGCCGGAGGAGATACGGCGATAATGCAAGACATAAACAAGGAATACGATCAGCTTTTTATTATATGGAAAAACCGAAGCAAAATAGAAGCCAACGAAACGGCCGCCAGTACGAGAAACGAATTTTACACTTCAAACGGTTGGGAAGGCGAAAACTATAACAGCAAATTATCTTTGAAGGAAATAGCCTGCATTATACGCGAGTTTATTAACATTCATTATAACGATTGCAAATTCAGCGTAACAACAGAATATGCAAGTATGTGTCAGGAATTGCATATCTCCATAATGGAAAGCCCGCACAGAGCATATAAAAAATTCGACGAGCTAACCGATGACGATATAGAAGAAATGCGAAGGGATTACAACTATAATAACCCGAATTTCTATAACGAAACCGAGAAAATTTTCAACGAAAGATACACAAAAAGATTTTACACTGAGGAAATCAAAGAACCTATGAACGCTGTCAACGATTATGCAAACAGCTTTAATTATGACGATACGGATGCACAGATTGATTACTTCGATGTTAATTTTTATTTCTTCGGTGTCAAAGTCGGCAAATGGGACAAACCTTATAAAATCGTGCAACGTACAAAAAAGGACGTTCCAAACGTCGAACATGAAAACGTATCCGTCACGAAAACACGCAAATACAAAACTCTCGAACCGCAGGACATAAAAGCTCCGGCAGAGTTTTCGGAAGGGCAGACATTTCAATTAAAAGTCGGGTTTAATTACGGCTGCCGATGCGGGTTGGTTTATAAAATCACCTCAATAAGCAACGGTTATATCAACGCCTATAAATTGGGGAAGGAATATAAAAACGTATGCAAGGGCAATATTCGCGGAAACAACTTTTGCCCTTCGGTCGAAAAACTCAAACAATGGGTTGCGACGGGTTCAATTTCTTTCATTGAGCTTATCGAAGTAACAAAAACCGAAGAATATACAAGCGTAGTCCGCAGACCGAAAAAGCAGACAGGAGTATCAACAGAAGTCAACGCTGAATATAAAAACACGAACGAAACAACACAACACAAAAATTTCACGGTAACGCCCGACATTGATACCCGCGACAATTCCGCAATATGGGTTATGAAAATAACCGATAGGTTGAACAGGGAAGATTACAAAATGGCAGCAGAAGCCATAAAAAATATCGGAGGTTATTACAGCAAATTCAAACACGGTTTTATATTCAACGCTGAACCGGAAACAGCAGAAATTGAAAGAGCATTAAGCGCATAAGTGACATAAACGCAGAGTAACCGCGCAAGCGGTTAATGCGGCAAGGTGAACGGTTACAAGCCCGAAGACCGCAATAACCTATTATAACAGGAGGACACATCATGTTAAAAAAAGCAAATATTCAATGGAGCGCAAAAACGCTCACAAATCAAATCCAAAAAGGAAACGTCCTGTTTGAGTGCGCGATACAGCGCGGTTATGTATGGGATAACGCAAAAAACAGTCTTCTTATACATTCATTGATTGAGGGCTATCACGATTCCGGCGTTCTACTTTGAAAAACGCTTTGACGGGCTTTATGACGCTTTGGATGGAAAGCAAAGAAGTAATGCGATAAGCCAATACATAAACGGAAATTACTCGCTCTGTGACGATTTTGAAATCGTTACGGACGACGAAGGGAAGGAACATGATTTTTCATGTTTGTATTTTTACAGCTTGCCGGATTGGGCGCAAGAGGCAATAAAAGAGTTTTCTCTCACAATTTACTATTTCGAGGACTTGACGGAAGAACAGCGCGATAACATATTTTATCGTCTTAACAACGGCAAACCGTTGACAGCGGTTGAGCTTACAAGGGTAAAAGCGAAAAGTCTGACGCAGTTTCAAGAAATGGCGAAACATGAAATCGTCAATCTCGCCGTATCCGATAAAGGACGTATAAAGTATAATCACGAAAATTTAACAATGCAAGCGTGGGCGGTTTGTTTTACTGACGATGTATCATTTGAAACAAAAGTTTTCAGAAACCTCATTGAAAAAGTTGAAGTTGAACAAAAACAAGTCGAAGCGGTTTATCGACGGTTCAACACGATTTTAGACATTCATAATTCATATGGAGAAGGCAAGACCGAAAAGCGTTTGCAAAAACGCATAATCACAAGGACACACTTAGTTTCATTGACGAAAGCCGCTCATATAGCCGAAGCACGAGGGTATGACACACAAAAATTCAAAACGTGGGCGATGTACTTCTTCAGCGGCACAAAAGGCGCGTCGATTGATGAAACATATAACTTTGCAAGCGGCGCAGGGTCGGCGCGGAAAGACAAAGTAAGCGCGAGAATTGATGCGATTATTAACAGCATGACCGAATATTTCAAAGGCGAGGAGGTGGCATAATGTCGAAATTTGCAAACAAATTTGAAGAATTGCAATACGCCAAAGAAGCAGTTATATTTATGCTTAATCACGAAAACGGCTTAGTTGATATGCACAGTTTAGAATATTGGGCTGGCGTTGTTACACAATTAAGAAAAGAAATAAGAGAAAACCTATAAGGTGATAAGGAGCTAAAAAAATGACACATGAACAATATTTTACTTTCGGAAACGACAACTTTCTTTCTGATGAAGAAAAAAATTACGAAAAAGAATTGAACTCAAAAAACAAATATGGGTTAAGCGATAATCAAATAATGACGCTAACACGCCGACACAAGAAAGCGCGAAAAGATGAAGATTACAGGACAATGGCGAAAATCGAATACCGCCTAACCGACATAAATTTTCATTGGGAATGCAGGAAAATGCACACGGGAGAATACGCTGAAATCTATGAAGGTTTTTTATGCAAGAAATTTACTTATTATTTAATGAACGAAAATTGCAACGGTATAAGGGTTTCGGCGGAAATCGGTAAAAACAAAGATTGGGTCAGATATTCCGACGGTAACGACGGCGAAAAGAATTATTACTGTGACGCATTATCCGAAGACGGCAGGACTCTCTACTGCGACGGCGAAGTTTGCCGGATAAAAGGTTACAACGAAGAAGCCCAGACCGTAGAATTATCAAATTACTTAAACGGCGCGGAAGACGGTGAGTTTACTATTCCGCTTGAACAATTCGTCGCCGACTTCGGCAGAATGTTTAATATTATGATAGAAGAACAGTTTAACAAATAAAATAAACACGCGGGAGGTTTTGCGAATATGCAGAAATTTTATGAGGGTCAAGCGGTCGAAATGCTCGGAGAAAAGCACGGCGGCGGATTCAATGAACAGACAATCGGATGGCAGAAAGGTTTTATAAAAAAGCTGGGTAAAACGACGATAATATTAAAATTCGACGGATGGCAAGACAACCGTATAAGTATCGACGCATTTAAAAGCATCTTAGAACAGGGAACAATGCGGATTAAAGAAACGACTAATGTCTAAATATAACCTGCGAGGAATGATAAATATGAAAATCAAAGTAAATTACACATTCGCCGAGGAATACATACCTCCACGCTGCCGTAAACCGAGAAGCAGAGAAATTAACAAAACAATGAATGTAACAATCAAAGAAATCAGCGTAGAGCTTGCACCTGTCGCAATGATAGTGACAGACTACGAAACGCGCGACGGTGAATTCGGCGTAAACGATACCGCCTATCGGTGGTACAAAAACAAGCTCTATAAACTATATAGGGTTCAGAGCGGTGACGAAACTGGAAATCCTCACACGATGAAAGATGTTGAACGAGAAATAGACCGAGCGGGTTACGGTTATTTCGACAACGCCGATGAGAAAAAAAGGGTGTCTGACATAAAAAAAGTCGCGAAACGTTATTTGATAATCGACGGGGAAATATACCGCGAAGCCGGAGAACCGCGCTATTACGTTGTAACATTCGGATTAGGTCACAATCATGGTGGGTCATCGCTTTCTATAATCGAATATTATAACGACAATATCAGTAAAGACAATTATTTCAACGCTTTTCAGCGTGAAGAAGCAATAAAGTGTTTCGAGTGGGTCGCATTAGGCAGGGGCGACACCAAAAGCGTTAAAAGTGAATATGTGGACAACATAAAAGTCTTGATTCCCGAAGCCGTAAAATGCAAACCCCAAAAGGAACACGGCGATGGCCACCCGTTTTTAAACAAATTGAATGCAATAACCGAATGTGCGCCGGACACATTATCAGCAGGTTTTATGGCAATGGCTCTGGCGTTCGACGGTATATAAAAAAACAAGCTGTTTTATCGGCTATACGGACAGGAAAGAGCTTGACGCAATAGCGCAACAGTCCGAAGTCAAAGACATTAAGCAACGGTTGGAAAAAGAAAATGGCGGCAATTATATATTTCACGATAACGGAATGAGCGTTACAATTACCACCGCCGACAAGAGTGTTTGTCACGAATGGAATATTGACTACGACGATAAAAACTGTGTTAGTAAAATAGTTGTTATACATGACAGCTACTACAACGACGAGATTCACTTCATCCTTGAAATCACGAACTACGACGACAGCTTCGAGAACAAAATAAAAAACGCGAGTTGAAAAAGAGCAAAAAGTCGATTTTTGAAAATTTATATTACAACGCTATCGCGAGTGAGTGGGAATATTTCTTTGAAAATAATTTTGACGATTACTACGTCGATCTCTTTGATGAAGAAAATGAATACGAAAAAGAAATGAACTCAAAAAACAAATACGGGTTAAGCGATAATCAAATAATAACGCTAACACGCCGACACAAGAGAGCGCGGAAAGATGAAGATTACAGGACAATGGCGAAAATCGAATACCGCCTAACTGACATAAATTTTCATTGGGAATGTGGAAAAATGTACGTAGATAAATATGTGGAAATATTCGACAAATTAAAGGGAGGGTGGCAACAACATGATTAACAGTTTTGAAACCGAGGACTTTGAAATTCTCATAAACGAAGAAAGTGAGTATATGTGTTGTTTACATGAAACACCGAGAAATTCGGAATGGTGTATTGAAAATTGTCCGAAACAATCATCGTGTGATACTTATGCGTGGGCTGGTGACGAACAAAAACTGCTTGATGGCGAAGCAATACTCCTGTTAAGAGTTTGCGCCGACCCGTCAGGCATATACGGTTATAGTTCAAGCAAATTGCCGACGAAAATATTAAAAACTTACAATCTGCTTCGCAGATGGGGGAACGAAAGAGTCGCTATAGGGGTCAGGCACATTTTCGTTGTCAACTCCTACGAAAAATATATTCGTGCCGAATTCCCTGACAGACCGATTTTTATAATCACAGGCGGCAATACAAGTTTCAGAAAACGGCGCGAAATAATCGACGAGTTGGCAAAAACGCCGAATGGAATATTGATTTCCACACAGCAAGCATTATCAGCATCAACAAACATTGATTTTGTCGATAAAGTCCTGTTGCCGGAGCTTCACTACAACAACGCCGCCATGAGCCAGTATTATTTCAGGTTTATCCGTTACACGAGCAAGAATTGGAAACAGGTTTACTTCCTAACATACGAGAACACAATCGAAAGCAATGTGCTCAAAATGATGCTTGTGAAAGAAAAACTAAATCTGTTTATGAAAAACGAGATTTTAGATGACGACGAGCTATACGAACAGTTCGGTGTAGACCCCGCCATGATAAACAACCTCATGTCGAAAGAATACGACGAACAAGGCAGGGTTCATTTACGGTGGGGCGAACAAAAAATATCATAAAATAGGGGGAGAGGAATACAAATGAACGACGACATTTTATTAACAAAATCACAATTAACCGCTTTCATAAAAAATGAATTCATCAAAAGAGATTACAACACTCAAAAGGAAGCCGCAATTATTAAAACCATTTATGAATTATGGGAGTATATGCTGCGCGACAACTGCGGTTATATGCAAGAGTGGGTCGGCGACCTCATTGACGATTTTTTGAAAGCATCTTCGCAAATATTGAACACGGAGGAATTGAAATGAGCATCTACAACGAACAGCAATTAATAAACCTTTTACCGTGTAAAGCCGGGGACGTCCTGTATGTCCCGTACAAGATGAGCAAATGCGTTCTTCATTACACGGTTCAAAAACTTGTTTGTGATGAAAAAGGTTATTACATAGTTTTAACCAATTCCGTGAAAGTTCCGCTGTCCGCAATCGGCGACGATTATTTTTTGACTTATTCCGAAGCGGAAGAGGCGTTAAATGCGAAAAATACGTCGAAATACGTTGTTAAACGGTCATCGGACAATTACAAAATATTGAGGAATAAATTAAATCTAAAAAAATTAATTGCGGATTTTCAAGAAACTATCGACGAAATGAAACATTACGAATGTCAATTAAATGGAGAAAGTAACGAGTGGGCAGTCAGATATTGGATGGGACGCCGCGATACCATTCACAAATTGATCGATTTCGTCACGGGAGAGGAACACAGCACTCAAACGGTGATAGAATTGTTTTGCACGGTAAAAGAATAATACAAACATATGACGAAGGGCGATGAAATAACATGAGTACAGAACGCTACATTTTTCCGACGCTTGACCTGTTAAGCAGCACAATGCTTATTGATGAGCGTGAAAATGACAGAACCGAGAAATTGCAATCCATTTTAAACGATCTTAAAATAAAAGCAACGATCGAATGTCACACAACGGGTTCAAGAGTAACACAGTATGAAACGAGGCTTGATGTCAACGTTTTATTAAGTAAAGTCGAACGTCTCACGCGAGACATCGCCCTCCGTCTCGGTGTCGAGCAAGTCAGGATATGCCCCGCCCCCGGTAAAGAAGGACTAATTGGCATAGAAATCCCTAACAAACATATCCAACCGGTTAGTATCAGAAAAATCATAGCCTCAACCGCCTTTAAAAACACGGAATCAAAAATCACCTTCGGTCTCGGCGAAACCGTAGAGGGAAACATAATTATTGACGACATAGCTGAAATGCCCCACCTGCTCGTCGCTGGCGCAACCGGAACGGGTAAGAGTGTATTTTTGAATACTTTAATAACGAGCATTCTCTATAAATCAACGCCGGAAGAAGTAAGGTTTCTAATGATTGATCCGAAAATGGTTGAGTTAGCTTCATATGATGGTTTACCGCATTTGCTTTCGCCAATTATAACCGACACCAAGAAAGCAATCCGTGCATTAGAATGGGCAGTCGGCGAAATGGATAGGCGATATAGTCTTATGGCAGCTTTAGGAGTAAAAAATTACAATGAATATAATGTGAAATCAAATGAAAAGCTCCCGCAAATAGTTATAATTATCGACGAACTTGCCGATTTAATAATGACTTGCACAAATAGAGAAAATGACATGACGTTGATTGAAAAATTAATAGCTCGTCTTGTGCAGAAATCAAGAGCCGGAGGGATTCATTTGGTCGTGGCGACGCAAAGACCCGACGCCAAAACAATCACACCGTCAATCAAGGCAAACCTACCGTCAAAAATCGCGTTCCGCGTTGCGACAGGTTCAAATTCAAAGGTTATAATAGACGAAATGGGCGCAGAGAAACTATTAGGTAAAGGCGATATGCTGTTTCAATCGTCAACTTCCATGCCGTTAAGATTACAAGGCGCATTTATTTCTAACGACGAAATTGAAAATATCGTAAAATATATCGTAAGGAATAACAATGAAGCGGTATACAACACCGAATTAATGGAATTGTTAGACGACACAAGTAGTGTTCCGTATTGGATAAAAGACCCATACAATCAAACAGATAGAGCGGAAATCGAACATCAGCTTGGTTATACCATATCTGATGAATTGTTTAAAGAAATCGTAAATAAAATATTTTATAAAGCATACGGAGTCTTTTTATGACCTTGAACACAAAAAGGACTAATAATTGCAAAAAATAAGGAGAATTGAAATGAGCAGACTAAAATTTATTGAAGCAATAGCAAAATATAACATTTATATGCTGGCAAATGAAACGCCGAGTAATACTATCAGAACGCATTTATCCGCTGTCAACCGCTTTTTCAAATGGTGTCAATGCGAATATATAGAAGACATAACACCTGATTTATTAATGCAATACAAAATATATCTGCGTGAAATTGCCAGAGCCGGGGGAAATTCAATTAACACCTACTTTGCCTATCTGCGAGTGTTTTTCAAAACAATTTTCGACAAACAGTATACCGAAACCGATTTGTCGAATCATTGTGAGGGTTATCCAAACCACCGCGCTGTCGATATTCTCGGAAAGCGTCAGGAACAGTATAAAGACAAAGACGATACAAAGAAATTTATAACCAAAGACCATCGTAAAAAAATGTTTGAAGCAGTAGGTAATATAAAAAAATTAGGTACGCGCAACAAACTTATGATTGAGACAGTATTGTTCTGTGGATTGCGCAAATCGGAAGTTTTAAGTTTGCGCCCCTGTGATATTACTGATAGCGAAGTAGGCAGTAAAATGATGACTATTCACAAAAGCAAAAGAAATAAGACCCGTTCTTTCTTTGTTCTTAACCCCGATGTGCTCGAAGGTCTTTTAAAATACATAGACGTCAACGGTATACAATACGAAAACTATATTTTCAAGGGAAGATACGGCGGCAAAATGACGACATCACAATTCTATAATATTTTCAAAAACGCATTTGAACTCGCCGGGCTTCCGGTTGGAAGAAAAAATGGTTCCTATACCACTCACGATTTGCGCGGAACATTTATAACCGCTATGCTCGATGCAGGTTTCAATGCCGAAGATATTGCTGAAATCGTGGGGCATAAAGATATTAAGCAAACTCTGGAATACAGAAGAAAAAGCAACAGCGAGGAAAAGCTGAACCGCCAAAAAGCACTATACAAAAAAACGGGATTATAATTTAACTTAATACAACTAAAGCAAAATATAACCGTTGACAATCACAATAAAATACTATAATATTTTATTATTAAATTCAAGGGAGCTGTTTTCATGGCATATAAACCCAACACAAAGAATCAGCCTGTAAGCTGGATAATATCGCAAAACAAGAAAGGAAATTTGAACAAGAATATTTCAATTCAACGTAAAGAAGTTTGGGGTATTGTTCAAAAAAGCAACTGGATACTTACATTGATAAAAGACGTGCCGTGTGAGGGACCATTGCTTGAAGAAGCGGAAAACGATACCTATCTATTATTAGACGGCAAACAACGTATTTTGACAATTTGTTCATTTATAGAAGATGGATTTGCGCTATCTCCTAAAATGTTGGATAAAGAATTTAGAGGAACAGTGCTTGTAGATAAAAAATTCTCAGAACTGCCGGAAGATATACAGAGCCGAATTTTAGAATGTTCAATTCCGATTACAATAGTGAACCCATTAACAGACGAAGAGCGTGATGAGCTTTTTTACTTGAGAAATCAAGCAGCATCACTTACAACAATGGATTTATTGCCGTCTCTTATCGGCGACTCCGTAATGAAAAATTTTGACGAGTTATGTCAACATAAATTCATCACAAATAAAATAAAACCGTCACCCGCCGCTATTAAAAATCGTGATGATTTAAAATTCCTCCTTCATTACTTAGTTTTATGCTCAAACAACAAATCCGGTCTTTCAGGTGAATCTCTTTTAGACTTAGGCGACGATATAAGAAGCGGTAAGGTTATAATCAATAAAAATGATATAATTTCGATTTTAGACTATTTGGATTTGGCTTTATCGAGCAAAAGAGCATATTTTAAAACAATATTTACCCCTATAATTCTATATCTCGCAAAACTCGCGATAGAAAAAGGGATAAATGCCGATTTGTTCGGAAGTAGGCTTGACGATTTCTTTTTGACGACCGCTTTGTACGACGAGAAGTTCAAAGATGCATGTAAAGGCAGAAGTGCAGATAGAACAACCATCCAAACTCGATTATCAATTATGAGCAAAATTTTGGACGACGGTTATGATGATAAACATGGTCATTAGGCTGTAATGTTAAAAACAATATTAAGCAAACAAACTCGGAGGTCTTCGATGTATAATGAAATTATTAAAAATCAATATTTAAACGAACTCCCGACAAGCGCTTTGAAAAGCATTTATGCTTCTATATTTAAAAGAACTGATGTTATGGAAGAGCAGCTTGAAAAAGACATATTTAGCTTCGATTTAAAAGATTGCATTGATTTACTCCTGTTTTTAAGTCCGAAATCAGTTTCTGCAATCAAAACGTTTAAAAGTCAAATCGGTAAATATGTTGATTGGGCGATAGAAAACCGCATAAGTCTTGAATCTAAAAACTATTGGTTAATAGTTCCGGTTGATGACGATTTTATTAAAGCTTCATTTAAAAACCGTTATATAAAAGACCTTGACGAGTTAATTGAATTGGTAGACATAGGTATAGCATCAAATTATGACAAATGTGTCGTTTACTTGCTGTATATGGGAATAATGGGCGAAAACTGCGATGAAATAATCGAACTTCAACGGACAAACGTAGATGAGCGTAGTAATACAATAACGACAAAAAGACGAGTATATAATGAAATCATCGAACCGCTTTATGATATTATCAAACGTGACGAATATGATATAGAAGAAAAGAAAGGGCGCGACGAGGAATCAATATATTTTATCAAACCGTATAATTCAATACGTTTAAAAGGGAAACCGATTAATCCTTACTATATTTACCGTGTGTTCATTAAAATGAATGAAAACATATATGAATCGACAAATGAGCGGAGAAATTTTGTACCTATGACGATATGGCGGTCTGGTTTATTTAACTCATTATATAAAATTGAACAGGCTAAAAACAGTTTGACAAATGACGATTATATTCAAGTTTGCAAGATTTATGGAAAAGATACATCAGACATAAGCGTGATAGCAAATTTGTCACGAGAATACAGGGTATACAAAGAAGTGTTTTGGAGTTGAATGTTTCCGCTGCCCACCGTTTTCTTGAAATAAACGAAATTAAAAAATGAGGATAAATCTTAAAGCCCGAAGAAAAATTCGGGCTTTTTTCATCTTACACAGCTTTGGAAAGCAACCGCTCTCCCTAAAATTCGTATTTGTTCTAATTCTTCATTTTCATAGTAAAGAACGGGAAAAGTCGGGTTTTCGGCACGAAGCTCAATTCTGTTTTTGAATTTAAAAACACGTTTCAAAGTAGCGTCGTTTTCAATTAATACCACAGCAATTTGCGCATTATCAACATCGGATTGCTTTTTTACAAAAACTATATCGCCGTCAAAAATACGAGCATTTATCATGCTTTGTCCTTTTACACGAAGGCAATAGTCGCAATTAATATCTGTACCGACTTCTATATAACATTCTAAGTCCTCTTCCGCAAAGATTGGTTCACCTGCTGCGACAGTTCCGAGAAGGGGAACCTTTTGGGTTGTTATGGGGCGAATATTATTAAACGACAAATCCTCATCTTCACCCGAACCCATTAATTTATTCGGTTTAATATCCAACACTCGACATAAATCTTGAATGGCTTTTATGTTAGGCTCGAATAAGTTAGTTTCCCAATTTGAAATTGAAGAATGCTTAACGCCAATTTTGTCAGCCAATTCTTTTTGAGTTAATCCTTTTTCTGTTCTTTCCTTTTTCAGTTTTTCACCAAAATTGATCATTGTTACTCACCTCGATTCTGATAATACCATAATATTTCGATTTTGTAAAGAGAAATTTCGTGTAATGCTGAAACGAGTTCTTGACATTCGTGTTTAAATGGAGTATAATTCCAGCATTACACGAAATCAAAGCGAGGTGAAGCAATGAATCCGGCAATAAACATAGGCGCATATTTAAAGGAAATTCGCATGAAACAAACAGATTTATCAATTAAAACAGGAATATCCTGTCCAAAACTCAGTTTGGCATTTTCAGGAAAACGGAGGTTGAGCTTACAAGACATTTCCAATATCTGTTTTATCTTAAATAAAACTCCCAATGACTTCATTGTACCTGAAGCACCTGATTTTGTAAAAAATTAATAAATAAAATTACAAGGAGGATTCGTTAATGCAGCCAACAATTAGTATTTCAGTCGAAACAATCATAGTTCATCCGCGCAACACGGAGTTTTTTGACGATATAAGCGGAAATGAATACGAAACATTCCGTGATTCAATCAGAGATGAAGGAATAATAACTCCTCTTATAGTCGCAAGCGATATGACGTTATTAAGCGGTCATCAAAGGTTGAAAGCGGCACAGGATGTAGGATTAACAACTGTTCCCGTAATCGTAAGGGACGACATAAGCGATGATTTTGAAAAATTGAAAATCCTGCTTATCACGAATTTTGGACGTTCAAGGAACGACGATAAAAAGCAGCGTAAGATTGCAGATGAATATGTGAAGCTGCGAGGAAACAAACACGGTGGTGACAGAAAATCAAGTTCTGATAATCAGAACTTGAAATTGACTCAAGATGACATAGCAAAAGAACTTGGTGTATCTGTTCCGACTCTGAACGAAATGCTTTCTATTGAGCGTAAACTCACACCTGAAATCAAAGAAATTCTCGACAGCGGAGCATTTACTAAAACAACAGCATCAAAAATTCTGATTAAATTAAGCAAAGAAGAGCAAAAAGAACTCATGGAAATCTACGGTGCCGAAATAATCGAGGGTGTCACACAAAAGAAAATGCAGGAATTTGTTGACAAAATTAAAGGTCTTGAAGATGCAAAATCAGCTCTCGAAAACCAACTTGAAGAAATTCAAAACACCGATACTCAGCCAAACGAGGATGTTTTAGAAATCATCGTGGAAAGAGACAAATTGAAACAAGATTTACGGGAGCAGTATGAGGTTTCGCAACGTTATAAAAAAGAATTGGAAGAGGTAAAACGTTTTCAACGCATTAACGACAATGATAAAATATCTGAACCCGAAAGAAACACCGTAGACATAGAGACTCTCATTGAAGTCTGCGAAAATTTTATGAAATCGGTTGAATCGTATCAATACACAAATGAATTATATAAGAAGGCTCGGCAGCAAGAATTACAAGACGGGTCAGACACATTAGACGACACTATCCAAATAATCACAACGATAAGAAATAAATTGCGAAATGCGCTTCAAGAGTAGCGGAAGTTAAAGCGAGGTCGATAACATGAACCCTATATTTGAAAATATAATTACGGAACTGATACAAGAAACCGCATATGCAACCAATCATCTGGAAGCCGACTATATTAATGAATTGGAAAACAAAATATTAATAATAAAAAGTATTTACCCCGAAAATTCCGACATAAAGACAATGATAGGTTGGATTGCTGAAGCACGGCGCTACATTAAACAATTAATGAATGCTGACTGGATAGACGGCGAAATTATTATCAACGCATAAATTTGCCGAAAACATACAAACAATAAAATGGCTAACAGCCGGGAAGGAAATGGTTTAATGAATTTTTTATGGTTAATAAAGTATATTATCGCAGGAGCGGGCGGGGTTATAAGCCTGTTTCTCGGTGGTTTCGATGTGTTCTTATATACATTGTTATCATTCATGACTCTCGATTATATTACCGGCGTATCAGCAGCAATAAAAGAAAAAGAACTTTCCGCTCAAAGCGGGTTTTGGGGTATAGTAAGGAAATTATGCGCTCTCTCAATGGTAAGCATAGCATACTTCATAGATGTCTATTTGCTTGATAACTGTTCAATAGTCAGATATACGGTTATATTTTTCTATATCTCGAATGAAAGTATTTCCATATTTGAAAATACGGTTCGGCTCGGTGTTCCGCTGCCGCAGAAGGCAAAAGATGTTTTGAAAGCAATGAAAGGTGAGTGAAGCAAAAAGCAATATGCTTTACGCTATAACAAAATATAACTATAGGCAGGTGATGCAAAAACGCAATACCGTAATAATTATTTTAACAGGTGGTGATAAAAACTGAAAAGAATTCCGTCAATTCCAAAAAGCCGGTTGTTTTCACAACCGAAACCGAACAGTAAAAAACAAAAGCAAAAACGAAAATCACTTGAAAAAAATCCTCCGCAGTATGTATGCTGCCAAAAATGCAAATTGAAATTCACAACTCTTTTTAACATCCGTGGAAAATATTACTGCGGAGAACATAAACCTAATCAGAAGTAAACAACCCACCCTATAACAAATTATAACCATGAAAGGTGATTTATATGACAGAATCCACAAATAGGCCTTATTTTACAAAAAGCGTAAAAGTTGCGACATACCTGCGATTGTATGGAATAAGTGAAACCAACACCAGCGACAAGGTGACGGAAAGAAACCCAAAAGGATTAGTTGTTTTCTATTATGAAGACGGCGACCGCGTAAGAAACGCCCTTCTCAGCTATAAAGACGACACAGATTTTCACGATCAGTTTGACTGTTATTACGAAGTGATGAGAGTTATTCACGGAAAAGCCGACACAGACGATGAAACACTTGCTAAGAATTCCGCCAAAAACGACGACAACGCAAACAATTACGACATAAAGGGAGAATCAGAATATGACGAATAAAGAAAATACATTAAAACAAACACGAGGTTTTTTCAAGCTCGTCGGTTACATTTCCGGCGTTATGCGTAACGATTACTATACAGAGAAAATGACGAAAACAGACAACCCAAAACTTCGCAAAGCAGTAAAGTTCGCTGTTCAGACGAGTCCTGAAAACAAAGTTTTTGTCACGTTAGCGGCACAACCGATGGAAAAAGTCTATTTTGCCAAAAAATCCGAAACCAAAGGTGAAAATTCTGCAATAAAAGCGGTCGATTGGGACAAACGCAAATCCTTCAAGGAAGAAGGTTACAAGCTCATCGGTTGCAATATCGGCTTGGCGAAAAAAATTAATGCTGACGGAAAGGAAGTAAACGATAGCCAAAATCTTGCTGCGTATGATGCGATTGATTTGATAAAGACAAATTTACAGGACGGTATGTGCGTATTTGTCAGAGGGCATATAGAATACAGCCGTTTTGAAGAAAAAAATATCAAACAATACGTCATAGACCAAATATCCCTTTGCCAACCGATTGATTTCACAGCGGAGGACTTCAAGCAAACGGCGAACTGGGAGCAGCCTATTGCGTTTCGGTCAGTTGAAAGTGATGCGTCTGAAGCGGGTAAGTTCGTTTTGACCGGGAGTGTAATAAATTATAACGACATTGTTGATACCGATTTTATTATACGAGATGAAAAAATTGCGGTCACATTCAAGAAAAACCTTAAACCGTATACTCATATTAAAATCTATGGCGATTTAATCGGAAGCGTTCAGGAAGTCGTCGTTGACGAAAATGACGGTTGGGGTGAACCGAACCCTATGGAAGCCATAAACGGTTATTACAAGGAAATGCTTGTCACCGGCGCTGATAAAACCACAATAGACACCGAAATCTATTCAGAAGAAAAATTCGATGAGTTTATGAGAAGCAAAAAAGAATTCGGCGAAACAGGCAGTGTGTCGTCTTCAAACAGCAGTGATGAAGAAGATGATTGGTCAGTATAAGGGAGGAACCTACATATGGCAAGAGCGAGAAAAGGTACATCAACGCAAACTAAACTCGGCTTTTTGATATATGGCGAGCAAGGTACATGGAAATCATCCATGTGTCTTGAGTTCGCCAAATATAAGCGCGAAGACGGCAAACCGTTTAAAGTTCTCTATTTAGACATAGAATCCGGTTCAATCGACGACTATATAGACGGGCTTGCCGAACAGGGAGTCAATCCAGATAACATATACATCGTCTACACACAGAGCCTCGGTGAAGTTCGCGAATATATCAAACGCGCAACATTAAACGAAGATTTTTACGAATTAGACGAAAACGGTAACGAAACAATCAACATTGTAACCGATGCGGAAGGAAACCCCTTCAGAGCCGATGCAATCGTTGTAGACGGCGTATCCGTGCTTTATATTGCAACCCAGCAGGGTCTTACGGAGTTTTCCAAAAAGAGAGCAACCGTAAGAGCAAAGAAAAACGAACTCACCGGCATAGAAAAAGTTGTTGCTATAGAAGGCAGCGGGCTTGAATTAAAAGATTTCAACACGCTTGTGTTTAAAGGGCAAGACCTTATCCTCGACTTAATCGCAAGCGGTAAACATTGGGCGATTACGGCACGTGAAACCGATGAAAAAGAGCGTGTCAAGGTCGTTTCCAACGGTGAAACCAGTTTTAACAGCATTGCAACCGGAAGGAAAATGCCTGAAGGTTTCAAAAATATGGGTTACAATGCGAAAACCGTTCTCCACATGGTTATGAGCGAAGAAGGTGATGTTCAGGCGATAGTCGAGAACAAAGACAGGTCTCTCATCCACAGGCAAAATGAACTTCTCGAAAATCCGACGCTTATGGATTGGGTGAAAGTAATTGAGCGTAATAAAAACCGCAACGAGTTTGTGTTAGCTAACGGTCTGGGCGAATCTGTGCGGACGGAACAGAAAATCTATGAAAAAGAAATTATGAACATAGACAACACGCCTGTATCTGACACCGGTAACAATAGTGTCATTGACCAACACAAAGCGGAAATCACAAAAATCATGTCTGAAATGGATGCCGCAAAAAGAAAGACGATCAAAACACAGTTCGGCGACTTACCGTTTAAACCATCTGAAATAGCAGCAGTCGCCGACATTGACGTGCTGGAAAGGATTTTAGAAATAATTAAGAAATAAATGCAAAACTTCCCTGCGGGCTGATTCTCAATGCAGCCCGCAGGGAAGAACATTAATCTATATGGCGGGAGTCGGTAAAAATGTTGAAAGATAATAATTTTGCAAAATCAAATAAATCATTATCAAAACTCCCTACAAAGAAAAAAATAAATGACGACAAAAAGGCTTTATTAACATACCTTTCAAGCATTTATGGCATTACATACTTTAATAAATCGTTTGTTTTTACAATAAACCATATCAATAACGGAACTTTGAAAAATCTTCAATCTCCAATATCCTACGCCGAACTCTTGGATATGTTCAAGTTTTATAAACAATTTTTAACAAATAAACAGATATACAATAAAAAAATAGGAAAGACATTTTCAAGCCAGCAAAATATTTTAAACTACGATTTAGCCGTTATTCTTTCAAAACACTCTGATTATTTACAAGAATTAGAAACGGAAAAGGCACGCGGAACGGAATCTGCAAAAATAGAGCCAACCTCAAAATTCGTAAACAAATCCGTAACCCCAAAAACGATTGATAATAATGAGATTGATATAGAAAAAATGCTCGGCGAATGGTAGGTGAATGAAATCGAAAATGAAGATAAAAAGAACGATAGAAATGTAGTCACTGAATCGTTTTTAATCGGAAGCATATACAAACAGCCCGATTTTTACATTGAATACAGCCGTTATATAGTCAGTAAGTATGATTTCGCCGACGATGCAACAAGGTTTTTTTACGATAATTTTGCTCTAATGTACGAAACTTTTACACAGACGATAAATGAAATCAACATCAACGCTTGGATGACGCAGGATAAAGACCGCTTGAAAAAATATAAACTGTACGGCGGGTACACCCTCTTGAAAACATGGATGGATTTATCGCAGGAAAAAGATTTTAAAAATTATTTTTCAACCGTAAAAAAATTCAGCTTGATAAGGGAATATCAGCGTTATGGTTTTCCGGCGGAGCGAATCACAGAATATAGTAATTTTGAAAAAATGACCGCAAAAGACGTGTACAAATTAATCCGTTCTAAATGCGATAAAATCTTCACAATAATCGACGGCGAAGAAGAAAGTCATATTATTAATGACGATATGATTAAAGTAATAAATTCCTGTTTAATAACACCTGACATCGGCCTGCCGTATCCGTTTGAAATAGTCAACGAGCTTTTTAAAGGAATGATGGAACAGACGTTTTTATGTGTCGGAATGGCGTCAAACGAAGGAAAAACACGTTTTATGATAATGCTTGTCGCTTATATTTCTTTGGTTTTAAAGCAAAAAACTTTCGTAATGTTGAATGAAATGACCGAAAGGCAAATAAAGCACTGCCTTATTACAACAGTCTTGAACAATAAAGAGTTCAAAACTCTCCACGGCGTTGATATAACAAAAAACGAAAAAGAAATCTCGCTTGGCTTATACAGGGATAGCAAAGGAAACTTCATTACTCGCAAAACGGACAGCAACGGTAAATTTACAGAAACCGAAAGTGACTATATCCGCCGTTTAGAAGAAACAAGCGATGAATACAACAAAGTCCGAAAAGTCGCCGAATGGGTTGAAGCCGAAAGCGAGGGCAAAATTTATGTCAAAGAGTTAATGCGCTACGACGACGCAACACTTGAGTTCGAGATACGCAAGCACGTTTTAATCTACAATGTAAAATATGTTTTCTACGACACAATGAAAAACGACGATTCTACAATCGGTGATTGGGCGGCGTTTAAATTAACAACAACGAAGCTGAAACAGATAATAAACGAATTGAAAATTTATGGGTACGGTTCAATACAGCTTACTGACGACACGCACTTCACCGACCCGTTGCAGCTTAATTCAAACAATATCGGAGCTTGTAAGGCGATTAAGCATTTATTAGACCAATTACTCTTATCAAGAAAAATCAGCAAGGAATCTTATTACAAATATCAGATTATTCAAACTGATGATGAATGGGGCGAACCGCACCCAGCCGATTTAGACTTGAATAAAATTTACTACAGTTTTCTTGTTGATAAAAACAGAAAAGGCGACAAGCAAGCGATAGCTTTTCAAGTTGATTTAAATTTGAACACATGGCAGGAAGTCGGAATCCTTACATATAAAAAGAAAAAGAACGATTGAAAGCAAGGTGGTGCTGCGTGGATGTAAAATTTCTAAACGGGTTTATTTACGAGAACAATCAAACCGAGAAAGTTCTTGAAGAACTCGGTATGCACCACATAAAACAGCACAAAGGCGGCAAATATTACACCTGCGGAATTCCCGGCGGCGACAACAATTCAAGTACCATAATCTATAATAACGAACGCTTGAATGTAGTTGCTTACACTCGTGATATTATAGACACTTTCGGTAATTCCGACATAATTTCACTAACCTGTTATATTCACAAATGTTACTTTTCAAACGCAATAAAAATCTTGTGTGATATTGTCGGGCTTGATTACTACGCATCCCCCGACGATGAACTACCCGATTCGATAAAATGGACTAAACAACTTTTAGCAATGAATTCCAATATCGAAAACGACGAACCCGAAATTCTTGAACCCATCAACGAAAATATTTTATCCTACTACAAACAAAAACCGATTTCGCAATGGATACAAACAGAAGATATTTGCAATAAAGTGCAAAAAGAGTTTGAAATAGGATTTGATTTGCAAACAGAAAGAATAACAATCCCGATACGCGATGAAATGGGAAACCTCGTTGGCGTCAAGGGACGTTTATACTTGCAAGAACCTACGGAATTTCTCCCGAAATACGTATACTTAGAACGTTGTCCCAAAACCCAAATTTTATTCGGACTTCACCATGCTTACGAAAGCATTAAACGAAAGAAAGCCGTCATCGTCTGTGAATCTGAAAAAGGTGTCATGCAGTTATGGTCGAAAGACATTAAAAACGCCGTCAGTATTGGCGGGCACACATTTAGCAAAACGCAAATAGAGAAGATTTCACGTTTAAATTGCAGGGTAATCGTGGCGTTCGACAAGGATATTTCAGAGAAAGAAGTTTTAAAAGAATGCGATAAATTTATGCACTGTATAAATGTTTACTACATCATGGATAAAGACGGCTTGCTCGGCGAAAAAGAAAGCCCTATGGACAACGGTGATAAATTCAAAATACTTTTTGAAAACAACATATATCCTTATGTGAAAGGTTGAGCGAAATGGATTTAAAACAACGGGTTATAACCGAATTAAATAAAAGGATAGCGGAGTTGCAGAACATTTTACCCAAAAATGTGTTTGATATAAACGATTTCTACTTCGCCGGAGGTTGCATTTACAGCATATGGCACGGCAACGAGCCAAAGGACTACGATATATTTTGTAAAAATAAAAAAGCGATGAAGAAGATCATAAACTTTTTTAACGTAAATAAAGAAAAATGTAACGTAATAACCGAAAATGCAATAACAATGGGAAATTATCAGTTTGTTACAAAATATATCGGCAATCCCGATATTCAGGTCAGCAAATTCGATTTCAAGCACAATATGTTCTATTATGACGGAAAAGAATTGGTTTCCGTGTCGGGTTGGAAATACATAGAAAGTAATCAATTAGAGTTCAATTCCAAACGAGCGCGTGACGTTTTAAACATTATTTCCCGAATTCCAAAATTCGTCGAGCGCGGCATGGAAATTACTCAAAGCGAAATTTACACCATCCTCGAATGCGGCACACGCCCCTCCCGTATATTCAGTGAAAGAGCAGCGGTTAAACGCCACCGAAGCGGAAGGAGCGGATATTAAATGAAATACAAACTGATAAGCGGCAGCACAAACAATATTAACGAAATAAAAACCACGGTTTTGAACAACAGAGGAATCGAAAATATTAACGAGTTTATAAACATAAATCCTGCTTGCCGTCTTCACTACGAATTGCTCAACAACATCGTTGAAGCCGCTCATTGTTTAATCCGTCACATCGAAAACAACAGCAACATACATATTGTCGTCGATTGTGATGCTGACGGTATTTGCTCCGCCGCTATGCTTTATCAATATTTGAAAAAGCATAAGCCGTTATTGAACATAAAATATAGTTTACATACAGGCAAACAGCACGGGCTTTCCGAGGATATAATGATTCCGCCGGAAACAAATTTAATCATTATTCCCGATGCCGGAAGCAATGACTTTGAACAACACAAACGCTACAAAGAGCAAGGAATAAATATTGTCGTCCTTGACCATCACGAAGTAACGCATTATTCCGAAAATGCCGTTATCGTAAACAATCAGTTGTCAGCGAGGTATACGAACAAATCACTCTCAGGTGCTGGAGTAACATACAAATTTCTGCAAGCTCTCGACGACGAACTATGGAACGACGATGCTGACAGTTACTTGGATTTAGTCGCTATATCCAACATAGGCGACGTAATGGACTCCCGCTCATTGGAAACCAGAAGTTATATGATTGAAGGTTTAAAACGTGTAAAATCAAATGCAGTAAAAGCTCTTTATGATAAGGTCAGCGACCGCATGGGTGAACAATATACTCTCATCGGCGTTGCGTTCTACATAATCCCGTTGATAAACGCCATGATGCGCGTCGGAACGCAGGAACAAAAAGAATCCCTGTTCAAAGCCTTTTGTAATATATACAGTGAACACGACTACACAAAACGTGATAAAACGGTTATTAAGGAAACCGTTTATGAAAAAGCCGCCCGCGAATGTTGCAACGCCAAAGCCCGTCAGGATAGGCAAAAACTCACCATTTCCGAAAGCGTTTCTTCGCACATCGAAAAAAACAAATTAAACGAAAATCAAATTATACTGTGCAATGTCGATGACTTGATTACAAGCGAGTTAATCGGCTTAGTTTGCACCGAAATCGCAAAAAAATACAGAAGACCCGCGTTGTTATATAGAACAAGAGCAGAAGAAATTAACGGTAAAAAAGTCATAATATACAAAGGAAGCGGCCGAAATTACGATGGCTACGAACTAACTGATTTCAGAACATTCCTGCGTGAAACCGAGTTGCTCGAATATGTTGACGGTCACGCAAACGCTTTCGGTTTCGCCTTCAAATCCGAGAACGAAATTGCAATTATAGATTATTGTAATAAGAAACTCGCCGACCATACTGCTGACTATACATACTACGTTGATTTTATCACAGATTTCGAGGATTTAGACGACGGAGTTTTCTGCGGAATGGATAAAATAAAAAACCTGTGGGGGCAAAAAGTCGAAGAGCCGTTATTCGCTATTCTCGACGTTGACGTTTCATTCAACAAAATCAATATCAACGAAGGAAAAGCGGGAACAACAGTAAAATTTGAAGTTGACGGAATCACATTCATCCGTTTCAAGGTTGATAAAAATGACGAACTACTGCGGATATGCCGCGATTGGGAATTTGACGAAGCTAATGCCAAAATCAACGTTATCGGTCAAATCGGCATTAACAGTTTTGGTGGAATAAAAAGCAAACAAGTCATCGTGAACGAATGGGAATTTATTAAACAATAGAGAGCGGTGAAAAAATGAGTTACACGGCGTTACACAATCATTCAATGATAGATAGTCTCTTAGACGGATATGCTACACCTGCCGAGTATCTTGACAAAGCAAAAGCCATAGGTTTAAACGGCTTCGCTGTTACAGGGCATGGCGGTTGTTACAGCTACCCCTATTACGACAAAATAAAATCTAATTATCCCGACATGAAAATAATTTACGGTATTGAAATTTACGAAGCGTTTGATATGTCAGAAAAATTGGCGGACAATAAATACTTTCACTTAGTTGTCCTCATCCGCAACGAGCAAGGTCGTAAAGATTTAAACCGCCTCGTAACAAAAAGCAACACGGAAGGATTTTATTACAAACCACGTCTCGATATAAACGCTTTCAAGGAATACGACTGTAATAATTTCATAGTTTTAAGTGCCTGTCTCGCCGGAAAGCTCGCCCGAACCGAAGACTACAATCAATGTAAAAAATATATCGCCGAATATAAGGCAACATTCCCACATTTTTATTTGGAAATGCAAAGTCACAAACACATCGAGCAATCGCAATATAATCAGAAAATCTTACGATTGTCAAACGATACCGAAACCCCGTTCGTAATAACGACAGATTCACATTTTGTAAACGCCGACGACGGAAAATGGCAGAATTACCTCGTTACAATAGGAAGAAATCAAAAAGGTGACAACGCCAAAGACAAACTCGAATTGTCAGAAATTTACGACGGCTGTTATTTGCAAACCGAAAACGAAATATACGAAATAATGACACCCCAAATCGGCGCAGACAACGTAAAACTTGGTCTTGATAACACTAATAAAATCAATGATTTTATCGAATCCGTAGATATGCCGTTTCAAGAGCCGCAATTACCGGAATTTGAAGTTCCTGCTGAATATAAAACGACAAAGGAATATATGCGTTATTTGATTAAAGAAGGTTGGAAAGACAGAGGGTTCGATAAGTTATCTGACGAAAAGAAAGCCCAATACCATAACCGCCTCGAATATGAATTTGAAATTATCTGCAACATGAATTATGAAGGCTATTTTCTCATAGTATGGGATTTTTGTAATTATGCAGACAGTATTAATATGGCAAGGGGTGCGGGGCGCGGAAGCGGTGCAGGTAGTTTGATTTGTTATTTATTGAAAATAACGAACCTCGACCCCATCAAATACGGTTTGATTTTTGAAAGATTCCTGAACCCGGAACGCATTTCGCTTCCTGATATTGACAGCGATTTCGGCGACAGGGATAAAATCATTCAATACATGGAAAGCAAATACGGTAAAAACAAGGTCTGCCAAATTGCAAACTTCGTTTACATAACGCCGTTAATGGCTATTCAAGATGTTGGCCGTCTTTTAGGTTTATCGTACAGCCTTACACAAAAAATAAGTGAGTATTTTAACGTAGACTCTTTTGAACAAGCGTTTGAAATAAATCCGGGTTTGAAGGACAAATACTCGGAACAAATAGAATTGTTTGAAATAGCTTCTAAAATCAGCGGCAGGATTCGCGGAATAAGCCAACACGCCGGGGGAGTTTGTGTTTCAAAAACCGATTTGTCCGATTATATGCCGTGCAAGGTCGGTAAAAACGGCGAACAGGTTATTCAAGTAGATATGCGAGTTGTAGAGCAAATTGGTTTGGTAAAGTTCGATATTTTAGGTGTGGAAACGCTTAACATTATCCAACAAACAGTAGAAGACAGTGGGTTGACGCTCCGGGACGTTGATATAAAAAACGAAAATTTCGAGAATGACCTGCAATCATATGAATTACTCGGCGAAGCTAAAACAAACGCTGTTTTCCAGTTGGAATCATCCGGTATGAAAGACTTGCTAATCCGCCTCAAACCGCAGAATTTGGAAGAATTAAGCGCAATCCTCGCACTCTACCGCCCCGACACCATGCAAATGCTTGAGCAATATATCGCAAACAAACATGACAGCACAAAAATATCCTATATACACGAAGACATTAAGCCGTTTTTGCAATCGTCATACAGCTGCATTATATATCAGGAACAGGTCATGGATATTGTAAGGAAATTCGGTGGAAGAACTTATGGAGGCGCAGACCTTTTCAGAAAAGCCATCGGGAAAAAGGATAAGGTTCTCGTGAAAACTGAAGTCGAAAAGCTAAAAACAGAAATTATAGAAAACGGTTATTGCGAAAATACTGCGGCGAAGATATGTCTTTTGTTAGAGGATATGGGTGGTTACAGCTTCAATAAGTCCCATTCTACCGCCTACGCTGTTCAATCATTGCAAACGGCTTATTTAAAATCCCACTATCCGTTGCAGTTTATGAAAGCGTTATTAAATTCAAAAAAAGACAATAACGGCAAGCTCAATAAGTATATGGTTGATGCCAAAGAGTTCGGTGTTAAGATTGTTCCCCCGCACATAAACAAATCTACCGATAAATTTGAAATCGTAGATGGAAAGATATTGTTCGGGCTTTCGGCAATCAACGGACTCGGCGAAAGCATTACCCATCAAATCTTAGATGAACGCCGCCAAAACGGCAATTTCAATAACCTTCACGATTTACAAAGCAGAGTCAAGTTAACCGTCAGTCAAATGGTAGCATTAATAAAATCCGGCGCAGTTCCTACAAGCGATAAAGAAAATTATCTAAAAAGGTATGCCGATAGCTTATTTGAAAGAAGGCAATTCAAGCCATACAAAACAGTTTCGATGAACCTTTCCGATTTGAAATTGAATTACGGAATAGACACGAAAGACAAGGAAGAGCGGCTACGGCTTTTTAACATAGCAAAAGAAAGAGATTTCAACAAACAGCAAAACGAAAAACTCGAAAAGCATATGTGCGAATTTACCGAAAAACACATTAGTGATAAAGATTTCTGGGAGTTTCAAGCGTTGTCGGTCTTCATCGAAAACAATCCGTTCGAGAGTGTCTACGAATACGTTAAACCGTTTGACGAAGTAGAAGATGATGCAAGCGCAGTTGTCATCGGTATCATATCAAACGTACAGAAAAAGACCGACAGAAAAGGCAAAAAATACGCCATTCTTCAATTATATTCAGCTTTCGGAATCATTGAAATCATGTGTTGGAACTCACAATACTCCATGCACACCGATTTAATAATCAAAGGAAGTAAAGTCGCAGTCAAATGTAAGAAGAAAGACAACAAAGCCTACGCCGCGATTTTAAAATCCTATGACAAATGGCTTAACGATACGAAAAGTTTAAGAGGGGAGGTTTGACGGTGCTAACAAACGAACAGCATACTTTCACGGTAGTTCCGACATACACGCGCTATTACAAAGACGGTTTCGGTATTTACGAATTTTATACCGAAGATGCAGGAATACCCAACTTAAACGAGAATATTAAAGAGACCGATGCTTTTGACTTTTTCGAGGAAGACAACAAAAGAAAAACAGTTTATACGGGCATAATGCTTGGCATATGCCAAACGCTTGAACATAACATACCGTATAGCCTGACCGCTAAAATGGAGTACAGCAGCAAATTCAATCAACATCAATACCGAATTATCAACATATCGCCGCTAAGACCCAAATCGAACATTGAATACAGACGATTCTTATATACGATTTTGACGCAAAAGCAAACCGACACGTTGGTTGAAGTATATCCGAACATAGTAAATGAAATCATTGAAAACCCGACTTTTGAACCGGATTACAACAAGTTGAACGGAATAAAAGAAAAGACGTTCACAAGAATCCGGAATAAAATCCTCGACACCTATGTAATAAGCGACTTACTTGTCATGCTTCAACCACTCGGCGTCACTTACAAAATGATTCTCCGTCTCGTAGACGGTGAACCCAACAGCCGTCTGTTAAAACAACAGTTAGAAGAAAATCCGTATGAACTCACCCGAATACACGGCTTAGGTTTCAGTTCAATAGATAAATTCGCGATAAAACTGCGCCCCGATTTATTAAAATCACAGCATCGTGTTGCCGCTTGCATTAAATACAATCTTAAAGAAATAGAAAATTCCGAAGGTCATAGTTGGATTTATATAGAACGACTGACTCAACTCGTTAAAAAACTTGTTCCTGAGTGCAGAGATTCTTATAAGGAAGTAATAAATACTTGTCGGAAAGAGTGCGCTGAAAATAAACCGTCGTTCCTGTATACCGACGAAAAACGCGTCGGTATGTACACGAATTACCTCTACGAATTGATGAGCGCAAATAAACTATGGGCGTTGCAAAACGCAGACAATCTCTACATAGATGTTGACTACGAAGCCGCGATTGAAAAAACAAACGAACAAAACGGATTTGAGTTGACGGAAGAACAGTGCGCGGCGGTAAAAAGTGTACGAGACAATAACGTAACGATTATAACAGGAAGCGCCGGAAGCGGAAAAACGTCAATCGTTAAAGCAATCGTAAATATGTACAATCACTATGATGTGGCATTAACTGCGCTGTCGGCAAAAGCTGCGCGTCGTATGACCGAAGTAACGGGAGCGAGAGCAACGACAATACACCGCTTGCTTGAATGTGATGCAAAAGGTTTCAAGAAACGTCATTCCAATCCGTTGTATCAAAAATTGATTATCATTGATGAAGCAAGCATGATAAACAGCTATTTATTTTCCTCTTTACTTGATGCAATATCTCTGCACAGTAAAGTGGTTATAGTTTTCGATTTCGCTCAACTTTCCCCAATCGGTACAGGAAACATCGCTGCCGACCTATTGACTTCAAAATTGCCGATATTCCGTTTCACCAAAATACACAGACAAGCCGAAAAATCCGGCATATTGGTTGACGCCAATAAAATCCGCATAAACGAATCGCCGATAACCGAATTTGACGAGCAAATAGTAAACGGTGAATTACAGGACATGATTTATTATTTCCGTGAACAACCCGTGAACAACGACACATACGAACAGTTGAATGACTTGGCATTAAAAACTTTCAAGCACTTGTTAGAACAGAATGTCAGCATAGACGACATTTCGGTTATTGTTCCGCGAAAACAAAGTGTGATGAACAGTGTCGGCTATTTCAATAGAAAAATGCAGGAAATCGTCATTCCCGGCAAAGTTCCGTACATGGAATACGGTGAAAAAATCTTTAAACTCGGCGCAAAGATAATCCAAAAGGTAAATAACTATGATAAAGATGTCGTAAACGGCGAGATAGGTTACATAACAGAAATTTTAAAACCGAACAAAGATAATAAATACGATTTCACGGTAGACTTCGGTGATAAAAAAATCGTGGAATATAAGCGTAACGAATTAGAACAAATCGACTTGGCTTATGCGATTACGGTTCATTCTGCACAGGGAAGTCAATACAAATACGTTATCATCGTCTTAGACATGACCCATTTCGTTTTGCTGGATGTCTGCCTGTTCTACACGGCTATTACGAGAGCGAGCGAAAAATGCTACTGCATAGCTCAACCTAAAGCGTTTATCCATGCGCTTTCAAACAGTAAAGCAGAAGAACGGCAAACATTCCTGCCGGAGTTGATTTAGATAACAATTACGGGTTGATCGCCGTAATAAAGGATAACCGGTTGTCCTCCACGTAAAGGAGGATAAAATTTGAAAATAGTAAGCCTATTTGACGGAATTTCTTGCGGAATGGTCGCGCTTGAACGAGCCGGAATAAACGTGGAAGAATATCATGCTTTTGAAATCGAACAAAACGCAATAACCGTCAGCAAAAAGAATTACCCGCAAATTAAACACCACGGAAATGTTTATGAAAATGACTTTAAGAAGTTTGTCGGGTTCGACCTTCTTATCGGCGGAAGCCCGTGTCAAAGCCTCAGCATAACACAAAGCAAGAAAAGAAAGCATTTAGACGGTAAAAGCAAGCTGTTTTTTGAATATGTAAGAGCGAAGAAAACAGTAAACCCGCGCTATTTCCTGTTTGAGAACGTCGCCAGCATGAACGTGGAAAGCAAGCGAATAATCTCTGAGCTTCTGGGTTGCGAACCGATTTTAATTGATAGCAACTGCTTTTCGGCACAAGACAGACCACGGCTATATTGGACGAATATCCCAAATATCAAAACAAATCTGAAAGCAAATCCAACAGTCTTAAAAGACATATTAGAAAAAGAAGTCGAAGAAAAATATTTCTATAACCAAAAAATATCCGGCATTGATATGAAGAAAAAAGTTTGTGCGACGTTAGACATTAACGGTCACGATATTTTAAAGCGTGTAAATAACCCGAATTTCAAATGCCAGACATTGACAACTTGCGGCGGCGGAAACACGCAAAAGAAGGTAATCGACGGCGTAAGAGCAAGAAAATTGACCCCCGTCGAATACGAGCGTCTTCAAACCCTGCCAGACGGTTACACCGAAGGAATCGCAACTACAAACAGATACACGGCAATCGGCAACGGTTGGACAGCAGACGTGATAGCATACATATTTTCATTTTTGCCAAACGCTATATAAAATTACACAGAGAAGGTGATTTACTGAAAGTATTGGAATTATTCGCCGGAACAAGGAGCATATCAAAAGAATTCGATGCCGACGGACATGAAACATATACAATAGAAATTGACAAACGGCACGGCAACATAACCCTTTACGAAGATATATTAAATATTACATCAGAGCAAATATTAAAAACATTCGGAAAACCCGACATTATTTGGGCAAGCCCTCCTTGCACCAGTTACAGTATCGCCGCAATTTCTCATCACAGAGCGAAAGAAGCAAACGGCAACCTCGCTCCTAAAAGTGAATTTGCTAAATTATCAGACCAACTCTTGTTACAAACATTCAAATTAATTAAAGAATTAAATCCAAAATATTGGTTTATCGAAAACCCCGTGGGCGGTTTACGAAAAATGGATTTTATGACAAATGTTCCGAGATACATGGTTACATACTGTCAATACGGCGACACAAGGATGAAGCCTACCGATGTATGGACTAATCATCCCGAACCTTGTTTTAAACCCCCATGTAAAAACGGAGATAATTGCCATGTAGCCGCACCGAGAGGAGCAAAGACAGGAACGCAGGGAATCAAAAGTGCGATACAGAGAGCGGTTATTCCACCCGAATTGTGTAGACACATAGTTAAAATATGCTGCAAGGATAAAGGGGTGGTCGGTATTTGAGATTAATATACGGCGACTGTCTTGTCGAAATGGATAAATTGATTAACGAAGATATAAAAATTGATATGATTTTGACCGATTTGCCATATGGAAGAACCCAAAACCGCTGGGACACAATAATTCCGTTCAACGAACTGTGGTGCAGATATAAAAAACTTATAAAAGAAAACGGTTGTATTGCCTTATTTGCAGATGGTTTATTTATGGCAGACCTAATGAACTCAAACCGAAAAATGTGGAAATACAATCTGGTATGGGACAAAGTTTTGATAAGCGGTTTTCTCAATGCAAACCGTATGCCGTTACGACAGCACGAAGAAATATGTATTTTTTATAACAAGCAACCCACATATAACCCTCAAAAAATCATAGGAAAACCAAATCACAGCAAAGGCAAACCGAAAAACTGTACTAACAATAACTACGGCTCATTCAAGTTTGCCGACAACAGAGAATCGCTCGGCGACATGAAGCATCCAACGAGCCTGTTGAAATTTTCAAAACCTCATCCGTCAAAAATGCTTCACCCGACAGAAAAGCCCGTAGAGCTATGCGAATGGTTGATAGAGACTTTTACAAACGAGCATGAAACCGTGTTGGATTCATGTATGGGAAGCGGGTCAACAGGTATTGCTTGCTTAAAAACAAACCGTAATTTTATTGGAATCGAATTAGACAATGAAATTTTTGCGAAAGCAAAAAACAGAATATCAATTTTGAGGATGGTGATTGATTGAAAAAAGATTGGACGGGAAATCAAAACAGCATATTTAAAACCCTCGGCGCATCCAATCATACTGAAAAAGACCGAGAATTAAACGATTTCTATGCGACGGAACCGAAAGCTATTGATGTTCTTTGCGGTATAGAAAAATTTGAAGGTCAAATCTGGGAATGTGCCTGCGGTGAAGGGCATATGTCGAAGCAGTTGCAAAAACACGGTTATGACGTTATAAGCTCCGATTTGATAGATAGGGGTTTCGGGGTAGGTAATATAGACTTTTTAAAATGCGATGAATTGTTTGACGGCAATATAATCACAAACCCACCGTATAAATTTGCTAAGGAATTTATCGAAAAAGCTCTTGATATTATTCCCGATGGAAAGAAAGTTGCAATGTTTTTAAAAATACAGTTTCTCGAAAGTAAAGCAAGAAAAGAAATGTTTAAGAAACATCCACCGAAAACGGTTTATGTGTCGAGTTCAAGATTGCTTTGTGCGAAAAACGCTATGTTTGACGATATGAGAGCCGGGGGTGGCAGTGCGGTCGCTTACGCATGGTATGTCTTTGAGAAAGGGTACAAGGGGGATTCTGTTCTTAAATGGGTGAATTAGAGGAAAGGAAGAAGCGTGAATGATAGTAAATAAAATTGCCAATAGCGGCGATGACGAATTCTACACTCCGATGTATGCCATTGAACCAATATTAAAATACATAAAACCCAATTCAATTATATGGTGTCCGTTTGATGAAAAAGAAAGTCTTTTCGTTAAAAGGTTCATAAAAGAAGGGTATACGGTAATTGCAACGCACATCAACAGCGGTGAAGACTTCTTTGAATATGAACCGCCGGAGTGCGATTACATAATAAGCAACCCGCCATATTCCTTGAAAAGTGAAGTGTTGAGAAGGCTTTTTGAAATAGGTAAACCGTTTGCAATGCTGGTCGGTGTCGTCGGTTTATTCGAGAGTCAGAGACGTTTCGATATGTTCAAAACAAATGATTTTGAAATCCTCTACATGAACAGAAGAATTGCATACTTCAAAGATTACGCAGAACAAAAGCCATCCCTAAATCCGCCTTTTTCAAGCGTATACCTGTGTAGCAAAATGTTACCTAAGCAAATCATGTTCGAGGAAATAAACAAGTCAGCATAACAAATTATAACATGAAAAATATTATATTGCGAAAGAAGGGAAGTTTAGATGGCGGATTTTGATAACAACAGATTCCAAAGTAAAAATCAAGAATACGCTACGCCGACAGATTTATTCAAAGTTTTAAATAATGAGTTTCATTTCACAATGGATGTTTGCGCCGACGAAAACAACAAAAAGGTTGACACATATTTTTCAGAACAGGAAAATGCCTTGATTCAAGACTGGAAGGGCGTCTGTTGGATGAACCCTCCATATAAAAACATGAAAAAGTGGGTCATAAAAGCCTACGAAGAAAGTATAAAACACAATTCAACCGTCGTTTGTCTTATACCTGCAAGGACGAACACGTTATGGTGGTATGACTACTGCATGAAAGGTGAAATAAGATTCATTAAAGGCAGACCGAAATTTGATGGCTGTATACACGGGTTGCCGCAACCATTAGCGATTGTAGTGTTTGGTGACAGATACAAAGGAAATTACAAGGCGGTGAACTTTTAAGAAAACATAAAAACAATTCAAAAAAACGAGCGAGGTGACAAATGTAAATAGCACATTATTAATAGATGAATATGTAGTTTATATACACACAAACATAACAAACAATAAAAAATATATTGGAATAACATCATACGAAAACCCTAAAAGAAGATGGAAGGGTGGAAGCGGATATAAAAATCAACCATATTTTTACAATGCTATAAAGAAATATGGTTGGGATAATTTTATTAATGAAATAATTGACAAAGGACTTTCTAAAAATGAAGCAGAATCAATGGAAATAGAATTAATATCAAAATATAACACTACAAATAAAGAATTTGGCTACAATTTGTCAAACGGCGGAGCTAAATATGGCAAGCATAGCGATGAAACTAAAATGAAAATAAGCATGATTCGTAAAGGCATTATATTTAGTGACGAACATAGAAAAAATCTAAGTAAAGCACATAAAAATATTATTCAAACACCAGAACAAAACTATAAGAATATGATGAGTAATCCAAGAAGAAAACCAGTAATTTGCGTGGAAACACAAATGGTTTATGCAAGTATAAGGGATGCTGGCAGAAACACTAATATTAGTTTTAAGCTAATAGCCGCAATATGTAATAAAAAATATGGTCGTAAAACTGCTGGCGGTTATCATTGGAAATATTATATGAAGGGGTAGTGAATGACACTATATAGCAATGAGATAGTATTTAGAGGACACCCCGATCGTGTCTGCGACCAAATATCCGCCTCTCTGCTTCGCGCCTATATGGACGGCGATTCAAACACCCGCGCCGGAATCGAAGTCTGCGGAGGCAAGAAAAGAATCTTTATAACCGGCGAAGTCACAAGCAAAGCAATAGTTGATGTTGGACAAATTACGAAAAGAGTGTTGCGCGACATCGGATATTCGACCGAATACGAAATCATTAACAATTTGGGATTGCAAAGCCCAGACATCTCGAAAGGTGTAGATATAGGCGGTGCCGGAGATAACGGCATGATGTTTGGATATGCCTGTAATGACACAGCGGAATTATTGCCGACAGCAATGGTGATATTACAGCGATTTGCCGAGGATTACGAGCATTTGCGAAAATACAACAGCAACTTTCTTCCCGATGGAAAAGCGCAGATAACCGGATATTACGATGACGATTTTAAACTTATTAAGATAAAAGATTTTACAATATGTTATCAAAACTTAGAAATCTGCCGTGACATGACTGACAAAATCTTGAAGGATAACGCAAAATTCATTTGTGATGATTACGGTATTGAAATTGAAAACTTTAATATAAATCCAACCGGTAAATTTTTAATAGGCGGGTTCGAGGGGGATTCCGGGCTTACGGGCAGGAAGATTGTTGTAGACGCTTATCAGTCATTTGCGAATGTCGGCGGCGGATGTATGAACGGAAAAGATCCATCGAAAGTTGATTTCAGCGGCGCGTATAAAGCAAGACAAATAGCTTGCACATATCTGAAACAAAGAGATTTGAAGTGGTGTGAAGTTCAATTAAGCTATTCAATCGGATTGAAACGACCTATGGCTGTTTACATTAACAGCGATATTGGGAGTATAAAGCCACTCCCAACATTATTCATTGATTGTGAACCGTCAAACATAATTTGTGATCTTGATTTGAAACGCCTGAATTTTGAGGAACAAGCTAAATTTGGACATTTTAGAAAAGCATTTCAATAATAGAAATCTGCATAACAAAATACATTATGGAGTGTGATACTGATTGAAATTAGGAAGTTTGTTTTCAGGTAGCGGAACGTGTGAACTTGCGGCAACCTTATGCGGAATAGAACCTGTATGGGCTTCGGAAATCGAAAAGTTCCCTATTGAAGTAACTACAAAGCGTTTCCCGAACATGAAGCATTTAGGTGATATAACAAAAATAAGCGGCGCAGAAATTGAACCTGTAGATATTATAAGTGGAGGCTCACCTTGCCAAGATGTCAGCGTGGCTGGTAAAAGAGGGGGGTTAAATGCCGAGCGTTCCGGGTTGTTTTTTGAGTATATAAGAATAGTCAAGGAAATGCTGGAAGCAACTAATGGCGAATACCCAAAAATCATTTTATTTGAAAATGTCCCCGGATTGTTAAGCAGCAATAAAGGTGCAGATTATATGACGGTTCTCAGTGAATTTCAAAATTTAGGATTCATACCTGACCCCGGTATATTCGATGCACAATTTATGGGTGTTCCGCAAAGAAGGAAGAGAGTGTTTATAGTTTGCGTAAATGGGAGCACTTTTCAAGTGAGGAAGACGAATACATCACTAACAATATCAATGGAAATTCTTGTGCAAATATTGCAAGGGCTTTGGGTAGACATGAAGGAAGTATTATCAAAAGAGCCGGAAAACTTAGAGCAAGGAATAAAAATAGAACCATCAGACACTTTACTGACGAAGAGGATGCTTTCATTAGAGAAAACGTTGGGAAAAGACGTATGGCTTATATTGCAAAAGAGCTTGAAAGAACAAACGGAACAGTTAGGGATAGAGCAATTCGTCAACTCGGATTTACTAAAGATGAACTTAGATATAACGGTGGCGCAGAAGTTTGGTCATCAAAAAACGGATATTCAAGAACAACAAGAATCGTTGATGGACAACGAAAAGAAGTGTTTTTGCATAGAGAAATTGCTTCGCAAAAATATGGACGAGATTTACGAAATGGCGAAATCGTCCATCACGCAGATTTGGACAAGGGAAACAATGAAGAAAAAAATCTGTTTGTATGCAGAAACAATGCTCAACATCGCAGAGTACATAAGTCACTCACCCCAATTATTACAAAATTGTTCAAACGGAATATTATTAAGTTTAATTTTGATGAAGGAGTTTACGAATTATGCGAATAAACGATTGCTTAAAGCAAATGGAATCATGGGAAGGGATTTGGATTTCAAATCTTTATCCGAAAGAATTTCAACCAATAGAATCGAGATTGAGCGGAATATTAGAAATGAATGTGCCGGAGAAATTTTATTTAAGCCAGAAAGCGTGTACGGGAATTTTACGCAGAGCGACGAATCGGAGGAAGGAATTACCGAGAATACTGAAAGAAGCTCTTATGCGGCAAGCGGGTATGACGGATTCAACTTCGCTCTCACGGGCGACACAAGTTTTATCGTTGGAGTAAATTGTGGTTTGTCAACCGGCAAAAACGGTATCATTGAAAAAAACATGAAAAAGACAGCCGGTGGCAATGATACATCTGCAACATTGTGTTCTGCTTACGGAACAAAATGGAACGGCAATGCAGGCGCATACAACGGCGATAATTTTGTTTTGGATGAAGCAAATGAAGACGTGATTTGTGTTGCGACACAACAAACCAACGCCGAAATTATGGTCGATAAATGCCCCACAATTACCAAAGCCGCAGGAACGAGCGGAAACAACAAGCCTTTCGTCTGTTTACCCGAAAATCTCAGTTATGGCGTAGTTTCTAAAGGAAACGGCGAAGCCTTTTTAACGAAAGAACGACATATGAGTTTATCGGTAGGTGGTGGTCAGGCAGGACAAGGCTATCCGTGCGTATTAACCGAAGAAGTAGATGGAATCGGAATAAGCGGTCAAATCGCCGTTACTCTCGATGCAAATTCTTATAAAGGTTGCGATGTACGAGGAGGGATTGAACGCGAAGTTGTATTAACAGCGGGATTTATCGGGGGACAAGGAGCTAAAGCCGGAAGTATTGGATATGCGGAAGAGCAATCCCCAACGCTTCGTTCAGAGCAAGATGTTCATGTTGTTACATATGATACTTTGGCAATTCACCAAAACGCAGATGGAGAAGTTAGAGAAAGCGAAGTAGCATATGCAATCAATACAAACAGTAATGCAAGCGGAAGAAATGTGCCGCTGGTGTATTCCTTTGATTCATTGTCATCAAATTCAATGAAATCACAAAATTCAAATTCCGGGTGCAGGGAAGTTGATGTCGCAAAAACGATTGATACAAGTTCACAAGACCCGTCTAAAAATCAAGGTGGTATCGCGGTTGTGTATGGAATAGCGACAAAACAATTTTCTCAAAATATTATTGAGAATGTATCACCGCCAATTATGGCAAATGATTATAAAGAACCCAATGCAGTTGCTGTCTTGCCGACAGATTGTAAAGATGTTTGTTACGGCATAGACCAACAAGGCAGTAAAGGACAGGCTTCTTATACTACGGACGTTTCACCGACGTTGTGCTCCGATTCACATGGAACACCTCATGCAGTCTGTTACAAACATTGTCCGAAAAAAAGGTTAGGTGTTGCATTTGCTTGCAATCAACGAGATGAAGTCAGAGATTTAGAAGATTGTGCCGGAGCATTACAAGCACAACCCGGCATGAAACAACAAACCTTTTGCATACAAGGAAACACGATTGAACGTTCCGATAATGCAGGCGCAAACGGCAAAGGTGTTTTGGAAGATTTAAGCTACACATTAAACACAACCGACCGCCATGCTGTCTCTTACGGAATCGGAAACGGTCAGGTAGACCAAACGAAATTGAATGAAGAAGTTGTTGGTTGCCTCAACTGTATGCACGAACAGCAAGCGATAATCGTCTACGAAAATCACCAACACGCAAACTACCGCGAAGGTGTCGGTACGCTGAGAGTTGCGGGTGGAGATTTAGGCGGCGGAAGCGAAAACTTAGGTTGTAAAACTAAGCTGGAAGTGGCAGGTGTAGACTGTCGAAATGCAACCGAAAACAAAGAATTATCCGCAACCCTGCAAGCTAAACCCGGTGGCGGTATTTCGCTTAACTGTACTCATCCTGTTAGAGTCGGTCATTCGGTTCGTCGATTAACACCGCATGAGTGTCAGCGTTTACAAGGTTTTCCTGATTTTTGGGTTTCTGATGTAGCGGGCAGTGATACGGCAGTTTATAAAATGTACGGCAACGGGATGGCGCTTCCTTGTGTGCTGTACATAATGCAAAATATAGCGAACATATGCAGAGATGAAGGAAATGAACTGGAATGTGACGCGGTTAGTAAATACTTAAACATTCCAAACGGTTCATTAGCTTGACCGACCAAATGAAATACTACAAGGCAGTGCAGAGAGTACCGCACCGACTGGATGAAACAGTCAACGGTATTATGTGGCAACCGCCGGAGATTGGACAAACTCGTCAATCGTTGCAAAGAGGGCAAGAGCTATAAAATTCAAAAATTCTATTCTTTTTAGAGAAGCGAGGTCATACAATGAAATGAGGTGATATAGGGCAATGATGAAACCAAAATTAAATATTACATTCCACAACCCTAACAGCAATGATGAAGTTGCAAAACTGCTTGTTAAAATCATTGCTCAGCAAAAGGTTGATGAACTTATAGATAATAAGTTGCATATCCAAAAGCCGCAGACGTAA